TATGGAAAACGTCAGATCGTGATAAAGCATTTAGAAAAGCGAATAAAGTTGATGGTGTTGTAAGAATATTAGTAGAGAGTACAGAAGTATATGAATTAGATTAAAGGGGGATATTTTATGAAAGATCGAGTTATTAAAGTTAGATATGCTAATCCAAAAGGAAAAAAGCAACCGTATTATTATGTTGTCAGTTGGAACGACAATAGTATTATTGGTACATATAACCTATATGAAGCAAGTGTATTTACTTATATCAAAGATGAAGAACAATTCAAACAACATTTTCCTGATTGGTTGGATTGGGAATTAGTTCCTCTTATTCAAGAGAGAAGCGTTTTAGATTTAGGGATAAGTGCAGAAGAAACTAATAAGATGATTGAATTAATGAATAAATAAAAGATTAATTTTAAAGGAGATAAATTATGAAACAATTAATATTATTAAGAGGTTGTCCAGCGAGTGGTAAATCAACTTTTGTAAAAGAAAACGGGCTAGAGCCTTATACACTTTCACCAGATGTATTAAGAACACAATGGTCTGCACCTGTATACGATACAAATGGTAAAGCAGTTATTAGTCAAGAGAATGATCGTCAAGTGTGGGAATCATTATTTCATATTCTTGAGGAAAGAATGAAAAAGGGTGAGTTTATTGTAGTTGATGCTACTCATTCTACAGCTAAACTAATCAATAAATATAAACAATTACGTGCTGACTATGGATATAGAACTTATGTAGTAGATTTCAATGTACCATTAGATGTGTGTTTAGAACGCAATGCACAGCGTGAATCTCATAAATTTGTACCAGAGGAAGTAATTGAAAATATTCATGAAAGGTTACAACATGAGAATATCCCTAGTTTCGCTAAAGTGGTTAAACCTGAAGATTTGTTTGAAGAGATCAAATGGAAGGCTCAAGACTTTAATCATTTTGACAAAATTCATGTGATTGGTGATGTACATGGATGCTACACAGCTTTAAATCAGTTGATGAATTATGAACAAGTGGCAGATAATCAGAATATCGCTTATGTGTTTGTAGGAGATTTGTTTGATCGTGGTTTAGAAAATACTAAAGTATTTGAATTCATTGAGTCTATTTATCAGTTACCTAATGTGTTTATTATTGAGGGAAATCACGAGCGTCATCTACGAGGATATGTAAAACGTCATAGTGAGTTGGTTGAGAAAAGTTTGAAAGAAGGTAAGTCTGATAATCAAGTATTCAAAGAATATTATCGAGCTTCAGGTTTTATTGAAACGACATTAAAAGAGTTTGTTGATAATGGCATCACACCAGAACGAGTAAAACCACTTCTTAAAAAGTTATTACAATGTTTGTATATTGAATACGCTGGAACAAAATATATCATTACACATGGTGGTATTTTACCGAATATGGTAGATAGTCTTAATTTAGTATCTACATATCAGTTAATCAATGGTGTTGGTGAATATGAATTTGAAATTGATGATGTGTGGGGAAGAGAAGTTTCTGAAAGTAAGCTAATTCAAATTCATGGACATAGAAACCTGTATCGCAATCCATTAGAAGTCACTAATTCAATTAACCTCGAAGGTAGAGTGGAAAAAGGTGGAAGCCTACGTTTTGCTATCCTGTTTAACAATGGTGCAATTGCTGTTCAAGAAATTGAAAATGATGTATTTGATTCTAAATGGTTGTTATCAAATAAACATACTGATCAACTAGATGAAGACATTACAGTAGAACAATTTATTAAACTTGCGGATACCAACAATAAAGATGTTAAAGTTAAGCATCAGTATGACAATGTTCATTCTATTAATTTTACTAATAAACTATTTAATAGTCGTAAATGGAATCAGCTTGCTGTGCATGCTAGAGGATTATTTGTAAGAAAAGACGGAGAAAATTCAAAAGTGTTAGGCAGAGCTTATAATAAGTTCTTCAATATCAATGAAATGAAAGAAACCAAAATTGAAAATATGGTTGATACAATCCAATTCCCATTGTATGGTTATAAAAAGGAAAATGGGTACTTAGGATTAATGTTCTATGATGAAGAAATTGATGAAATCATCTTTGCTTCTAAAAGCACAACTCATTTAAACCAATATAATAATCAATATGCAGTAGAATTAAAACGTATTTTTGAAACAACTTTAAATAATGAACAAAAAAATGAGATTATTGAAATGCTTAAAGAAAATTCGGATACGTTCTTATTTGAAGTTATTTCACCTAATTTTGACCCTCATATTGTTTCGTATGAAAAAGAAAAGTTAATATTTTTAGATATTATAAGAAATGATTTAAAATTTGGAAAATTAGATTATAGAACTTTAGAAATGTATGTAAGAATAGTTTTAAAAATGGAATATAAAAAACGTGATTTTACATTTAATAACTGGACAGAATTTTATCAATGGTATAAAGTTGCTAAAGATGATCTTTCTATTCAACATGAAGGCTGGGTATTTGAAGATGCTTCAGGTTTTATGTTTAAATTCAAATCTAAATGGTATTCTGACTGGAAGTATATGCGTGGCTTAAAAGATGGATTAAAGTCTGGTAAAGCACCTAAGCAATATATCTTACAGAATAATCCAGAGTTAAGAAGATTTTTCTATTGGTTGAAGAAGCAAGACGAATTAAAATGGCAACAAGATATTATTAGTTTAAGAGAAGAGTTTTATGAACTAGATAAAAATTCAATTTTAACGGAGGGAGAATAAAATATGGAGGTATATGTAGTAGTAGAAGCTTATGTAACAGGACATGGTGATGATGATTTTACTGTATGGAATGTGTTTAAAAATCAGGAGAAGGCTTTAGAACGCAAGCATGAGTTAATTAAGAAGCATCCAGATAGCGATTTTGATGTAGTACCAACTGAATTCATTGAGTAAAATATTAAGGAGAATAAATTATGAATAACAAAGTAAAAGAAATTCATTTAATATTAGAAAATTGTGAATATGTGGTTGTTCCAACTAAACATTTGGCTGAGGTAATTTTAAGTGAGATTGTACATGAGATTACAAGAGAAGCGATTAATAGTGTAACTAAAAGTCTTAAAACTAAATTAGTATATTTAGAGGTTCTTAAACCTGAAGAACTTAAAGTATATGGTTTCGGTGAGGAGTTTGATGACTATACCTGTAAAGAACGTATTAATAATGGTGGGGATATTACTGGAATTCAGATTATCTATCAAGATGACTCATCAGAGCATTATTGGGTTGAATGGAATCATGAAAGCGATTATTATAACAACTATCAAAAAGTAGAAGTGTCTAAGGAAGGTATTTTACATTTGCTGATCCACAAAGACAAGACACTAAAACAGTATTTAGATGAGATAGAAGAAGGTTATTATGATTATAAGATGAATGAAGATACTAACATGGAATTTGGATTCTGGGAGTAGTTTGAATAAAAGACTGAATTTTTAAAGAGGAGAAAATAGCATGAGTAAATTAGTAATCAAAGACCATAGATTTATCAAAGATGGTGAGTTTCCAGTTGAAGCAGGTCAAGTGAGAACAGATGAACATAACAATGTTGTATTAGTTGGTTTTGTTGATGACAAATTCTATTACACGCATCTGTATGGAGGATTTAATAGTTTTACACGTTCACAAGAATATATTGAAAAAGAATTTCCAATTCTATTGGATGCAGAGTTAGTGATTAAATAAAAACTGAATTTTATCCTAAAAATCAGAAAATTTAACGCTTGAAAACAAGGGGAAAAAGAGTATGAAAATTGAAGAATTAAGAGCAATCTCAGATAATGCTAGAAAAACAATTGAAGAAATGGAAAAACAAATTCAAATTAAACGTGACGAAGAAAAAAAGATACGTTTAAAAAGTTTAGATAATCATTATGTCATTCAATATATAGATAGCGAGATGTTTGAGGCAGCAACTTCTGGGGAGTTTAATGTTTGTATTGACTGGACTGAAAACATGGGTGTTAATCGTACAGATGTAGCTGAGTATTACCAATTAAAAGGTTTTCAAGTTACTTTTGATCGTGAGCAAGTTCTCCCTTTTGCAAGCTCAGAACGATTAAACTTATATTGGGGAGATTAAGACAGCTATTTTGGCTAGTCAAAACAAAATTTATTAAAGGAGAAATGAGAATGATTAGTGCAAAGCAAGCAAAAGAGAATCAACGAACAATTAATTGGAAAGACAATAAAAAAGCAGTAAGAGTCTTTGAAGAAGAAAAGAAAGAAGTGCTGAAAGAAATTGAAGAAGAAATTCATAAAGCATTAGTTGGAGATAGTAATTATATTTCTTATTTTATTTACACAAAAACACTATATAGTTTAGAAAGAGTTGCAAGTAGTACAGAATACAGTTTGGCTCACGAGGAATTAATTAGAGATGTGTGTAATCAATTGAATAATCTAGGATATAAAATTGAAACTGTAAAAAGTAATGTGCATTATACAGAATGGTGGGAAATTAGTTGGTAGATTTAAAGTGGTTTTAAACAAAGGAGAAGAATTATGGAATTAAAACTAATAAATACAGTCCATGTTGTAGAATGTGTTAGGACTCAATTAGATGCAGTAGAGTTAGAAGTCAGATCATTCACAACTAAAGAAGATGCGTTAAAGTTTACTGAATATATTAATAGTTATGTTGAAGGATTCAGAGCTAGGTATGAAGGCGAAGAACCAGTATATGAGATTGAAAAAGGAGAAGAAAAATAATGAGAAAAACAGTTAAAACAGGTAGAGGTACGGGAAAAACAATTGAAACAATTAATATGATGGAACGAGACAAAGAATTATATGTGATAGTTCCAAATAAGCAAGTTTATAAATCTATCTTGAAATCATGTAAATGGGATAATAATTTAGCTTTAACAGAAGAAGATATTAAGAATCTGTTAGAAAGAGTAGTGACTCCTAAAGATTTAAGAGAAGGTAAAGTTGATAAACGAAAGAAGTTTCATATTGAGGAAGCAGATCAATTATTACAAAACTTATTGGGAATCAATTTTGATACTATGACTACTTCTCATTGGCATGTAGAATCATTTAGAAGAAATGAATATGAAAAAGAAGGATTATAATTAAATAAATTATAGATAAGTGTTGTATTTGTTTCTAACTTATAGTATTATAAGTATTAGGAAATGAAATATAACACTTATTTTTTTAAAAGGGGAAAAATCAATTGACAAGAGAAGAAGCTATTCAATACTACCTCAGTGTGTTAGATCAAGCAGCAGTACCTATTGAAGTGTTCGTTAGCAGAGTCCTTAGAGGATATAAAATAGAAGAGTCTCTGAAAGAGAAGAGAATTAAGCCTAGTTATCTAAAAAGTTATATTACAGAGGTAGAGAAACAGAATAAACCTAAACAGAAGGAGATAACAAGAGAAGAAAGACAAATTAAGTTTTACATCGAGAATGATCTAAGCCTACCTAAAAAATATATGAAATATGCTAAAGAACATGGAATGATTATTAACTAAATAGTTGCAATTGCTATAAAGATAAATTATAATTAATAGTATAAAAAGAAATAAAATCAGAGATTTAAAAGGAGAGGGAGAAGTGGAACGTCAGATTTATGAATACAAAGAAAGAGTACCAGTAGTTTATATTATTGAATACACTGATAACACTGATTCAACAGAACCACGAAGGTATTTGGATTACACTTATTTCGACAAAATGGAGGATGTAATTAATCATCTTGAAAGCGAAGGTTTTGTACATGACTACGATGATTTTTGGGAAAATAATTTAACACATGAAGTCGCAGAGGTATTCACATTAGAAAGAAAACAAGGAGAAATCTAAATGGAATTAAGAATTATAATAACATATCATGGAACTGGTGGAATAGATGGCTACAAATATCAGGTTGAAAAATATATTCATGAAGTAGGTAAGTTTATTGAAATTGGTGAATTAGTTGATTTTCCAATAAAAGAAAAAATTGTTAGTTTGAATGGTATTCCATACGAAATTGTTAGGGAATACGATATTGATGAAACAGTTGAAGATGAAGAACTTGAAAAAAGGATCGTTGAACTAAAGAAATATAAAGCACCAAAATTTCATGAATTAAAATGGAATTTTTAAAAGGAGGATATAATATGATTAATAAACAGGAATTAATTAGAGAGCTTACTAAATTTAATATTTGGGATGAAGGTGTAAGAGTAAGACATTTAAAACGAGGAACTGAATATTACGTGTATGATATTGTTAGCAACGCAACTAATGATAGAGACGGAGAGGTGCTAGTCACTTATTCAGGAGAAGACGGAAAGACATGGGCAAGAGAGATTAATGAGTTTTGCGATGGTAGATTTGAGATCATAAAATAAAGTTTTATTTAGAAAAAGGAGAAGATGAAATGGCAGGTTTATATGTACTAAAGCAAGAACCTACTTTTAGAGCAATACAATTTACAGGTAATATTGATGAGATTGAAGAATTTTTATTAGGTACTGACAGAAAGGTGTATAGAGATTCTGAAGGTAACTTAGTAATTGACGAGATGCCATTAAATAACTATGACTATGTTGTGGAAATTATCAACGATATAGATGTTATGAGCGAAGTGTATTTTACAGAAAGATACAAACGTATTTATTAAAATAAAAGTTTTATTAGAAAAGGGGAAGATGAAAATGAATAAATTTAGAGCATATTACAAAGAATTAATGTGGCAAGTAGTAAAAATTGATTGGCTTAATGAGATTGTTGTACTAGCTGATGATTACGGATATATGACGGAAGATATTTCGCTCAAAGAGGTTATCTTAATGAAACCAACAGGATTATACGACATCGGAAAAAAAGATGAAGTATTTGAGGACGATATTGTATACGATGACCATAACGAAGAATACGGTGTTGTTGAATTTGATGAAGGTAAATTTGTAATTAGTTGGCAGTCTGCATATGTTGAAGATTTATTTGAACGAATCAACACACTTAGTGTGATTAGTAATATTCATAAAGAACCTGAATTAGTTACGCCAACGTTCAATCCTGAATTGAGATTAAAATAAAATTAAACATTTATAAAAGGAGATCAAAAAATGGAAAACGTATTTAATTTAAGAGATTTTGTAAATGAAGAAGAAGCTAAGGAAATTGAAAAGGTAACAGGTATTATTTCTGCAATGAGGGAAAAGAATATTAGTTGCGAAGAACTATCAAAGCATATTGGGTATTCTGAACAAGAAGTTGCTGAAATGTATAATTATTTAAATTTTAATAATGACTTATTAGAGAAAGCTGATAAGTATTTAAATAAATTAAAACAAAATTTAAAAAAGGAGAAGTAAAATGAGTTATTTAAAATCGTATATTATGAACGAATTAAGACGTGGTATCGAGAACGATAAACTATCTATAAGTATTATTGTTGATTTTGAAGATAAAGAAGAAGCTGAATCTTTTATCGAGAATCAAGGATATTTTGTTGTAGTATCAATGTCACAAAACAATAAGACTACAATTTTAGTTGAGTTAAGGTAAAACAAAACTTCTATCAAAACGGAGGAAATAAAAATGGAAATTAAATCAACAATTAGTGCAGAGCAATTAACAAAGGGAATCGTTTTTCATGGTGAAACAAGTGCAGATATGAGAGTTGTAGAACGCATCAATGAGTTGGACGACATATTGTGGGATGTGTGTGTTGACTTAGATAATTTGAGAATTGGTTTAGTTGATAGACCTGAAAAGTCAGCTAAAGATATTCTTAAAGCTATTGATAAATTGCAAAGAAATATTAATAGAACATTACCTTGTTTGGATTAATAGAAAGGTGATAGTGCTGTGAATTTAAACATTTAAAAAAATAGTAGGTAAAAATTATGAGAAAATACAGATATAATCATTATTATGTTGGTTTTATATTGAATGGCAAAACATTCGGAGAAAGAAGAGTATGGAGTATAAATGAACCATCTTTAGCCGAAGATGATATAAAAAATCATTTTAAAAAACAAGGAACAAGATATGGATTTATTTTTGGGAACTACAGATGTTTAACTGATATTGTTGATGAAAAATTAGAAAGTTTAGAATTTGTAGGTATAAAAAATAGACCATTTAAAATTTCTGACTTTAAAAAATAAAACAAGACTTTTAAAAGGAGATATAATATGAATGAGTTTGCTAAAGAGTCAATTATTAAAGAGTTATGTAAAAAGTTTGATATGGATTGGGAATGTGAATATTCAGGTACACTAGAATTAATGTTTGACTGCTATCTTGCTGGTTACCAAGATGGGATAAAAGATAGAGTTATGTATGTTGATTCACCAAGTTAAAATAAGGAATTTATATGGAGGATATTATGGCACACAGTGAAAAATTTAAAATTATTTTGGACAGGATTAACAAGTTAACACCAGAAGAGATTGAAAGAATTAATGAGGAACTATCACGCAATCCTTCACTAGATAAATTGAAATCAGGAGATTATGATTTAGATAAATTTTTTAATGAAATAATGATAATTGAGGGTTATATAGACAATGAAGCCATTGCGTATTTTCCAGAAAAGTATATTGATATTTTTGATAATCCTCAATTAGAATTAGACACCATTTCATTACTAATTCGCAACACTACTGATGAGATTATGTATTACAATCCACCATTCTATCAAGACAATTATTTTGGAGAGGATATTTATTTTAAATACAATGGAAAATTATATAAATATTATTATATGATGGGGCAAGGAACTATTGAAGGTATAACTACTCATCATTTAGACAAAGATAGAAAAGTGGAATGTTGTTTGAATTTAAACAATAAAACAGTAGAAAAGATTTAAGCTAAAAAAGAAGGAGATAAATTATGAGCAAATTACATTTCTTAAAGAGTGAAGTAACAATTGATGATGAAGTATTCGTTAAACTAAAAGATACAAAAGGCAATGTGGTTTTAGAAGGTGATTACTACCATGATAAGATCGAAGAGAAGATTGACGGTTTTGTGGAAGGATTAGTTTATGTAGGATATGAAGTAGATATAGTTGACATAGGTTAAAACAAATCTTTTATAAGGAGAAATTATGGAAAATAAAAAACCTGTTGTTTCAGAATTACTAAGAAATTTAGAATTGGATATACTGTATTACTGGTACAATCTTGATGTTGAACTCATTTATCGAGAAGAGAATCAAATTAAACGCTATAAAGAATTTGGTTATCATGATGTACTTTTTACTGATATTCGAGATATAATGTTCTATGATGTCCCTAATGTAGCCAATGTACTTGATATATCAAAAGATGATACCGTAAAAGTAGAATCATTAATCTACAATAGAAAATATAAATAAACTTATATTTCAAGGAGACTAAAGTGATGGCACACTCAAAGAGTTTTAGAAAATTTTTAGATGAAATGCTAGATCAAGCGGAGGAATTTAAAATGGAAAATAAACAACTAAAGATTAATGAGATTAAAGCACAGGCTTATGATAAGATTTTTGATTTGGAACAAGAAGCAGAAACAGAAAATAGATGGACATGGAATGAAACTAAGCGATTATCAGATATTATAGGTGAAACTATTGATAAATTGGAAGATGAATGTGATTGGGAATATGGGAGAGATTATTAAAATAAAGTTTTTATAAAGGAGGATGATAGTTATTAATGATCTAAAAAACAAGATACTAGAAGCAGGTTATTTAGAAACAGGCTTTATAGTTGTGCTGCTTTTACTTCTAGCATTATCAATTGTTTTTATCACCTTTGAATTTTTCAAAGATTTAAAGAAGATGAAATTCAAGGAAGTATTTACAAAAGAATCTATTAAACATTTTTGGGAAGTAAATGAAGATAGAATAATAGGATTAATTATATTTGCATTGGCTTTCACAGGATTTATGACAATAGTGTGTATAGTAATTTCAATAATCGGCTGGATTACAACTCTATTATTAAAGTAGAAAAGGAGAATTAGATGTACTTAATTAGATATGTAGACTATGGATATGATTATGATATGAATGAACAATATGAGTATATCAATCTAGGTTTAGTTCATACCGAAGAAGAAGCTAAAGAAATATGTAATACATATAATATTAACTTTAAATATGTAAAATGTGATGTATATGATACTCCAGATCAATTCTTTGGGGATAACATTAAATGGAGTAATACGATTCATTTAACGATTGAACTTAATACTAAAACTATTGATGTTGATTTATATAGTAATCCAGATTATAAAACTGAAGTTTACCGTAAAGCACACTATCAAATTGATACAAGTGGGAGGAATCTAATATCCATAAGTATTGCGTTTAATTCAGATGAAGAGATTAGAGATTTTAATAAAAACACGATTAATTTTGTGTTAAAGCACTTGTGTGAGTCGAGCCAGAAGATTAACAAACAGATTATAGCGAAAGAAATATTAAAATTGTTTATTAGTGAAGTGAATAAGCAGTATGATCAAGAGTTAGAGTTGCAAAAAGAAATTAGAGATTTTGGATATTTAAATTAAAAGGAGAAGATAATGATGGACATTACAAAATATGACTTAGGCGAAGTAACAAAGAATTTGATTGAACATGATGATTTTGATATTATAGTGAATCATGAAACAAAAACTTCATTTAAGAATGGTACTCTACGAAATATTTATGACGTAACATTAGTAAATCAAAAAGGAAGAAGATTTACAACCAGTCGCACAACTACAAATAATATTCAAAATGCTTTAAATACACTTGAAAAATATGCACGAGAAGAACTTAATGAAGAATACGATAATAATTTTCCTTTGGATGTTATGATCAAAAAGATTAGCTGGTTAACTAAAACGAAATTTTATAATTCAGATGCACCGCATCATAGTAGAAACGCAACTTATAATGGGTATGATGTTATGTTTTCACAATATCATGAATCAGGTTTGCCAAAAATTGAAATATGGAAACACAATGCTGGAAACACTATTCTTGAGTTTTGTCCTCTAACTAAAAATACAGTATTGAATAATCAAGGAAGTATTCATATTAATCCTAATAACCTATTTATGAATATGGAAGGAACCATTGGTGAATTGATTGTTATTGTTGGTGATTACCTGCAAAATGATATTGATGTTAGGATCAAAGAATGGAACAATAGATTTAACTCAGACTGGACATTAGAATCGCTAAAAGAAATTATGAATTAAAATAAATTATAGAAAAGTATTGTATTTCAAACTTAGATGTTATATAATAATATCAGGTAAAGAAATACAATACTTTTTTAATAAGGAGAGATTGAGTGAATATCTTAAATGATGGAGTTACATTGTTAGATGATATTAAACAACTAGAAGGAAAAGAAATCGTTTATATTCGGGATAACTACTACGGTGACATACTAATTATCACTAGGGATAAATCATTGTTATACAGAACTATTAATACAAACTATGATTTTGAAACGGATCATCAATACTTAAACGAAGATGAACTTTGGGATTGGTTTGTTCGTGGATATAATAACGAAGAAAAAGCAATACTTTTTAAATACGACATATTGAATTCTGAGGTAATCGACCAACGGTTAAGGGATATTGCTGAAGGTAAAGATACTAAAACAGAAGAAGAAAAAGCTGCAAAACGACAACGAACTATGGAGTATTTAGAAAAGCACGATCTATTGAATATTAAAAAATCACTACCAAAAATAAAATGAACATTTTATTATAGGCGTGAGCCTTAGAGAGAGTAAGGGACAAAAAATGGAAAATAAGAAATTTGTTTTTGAAGATGATTTTGCATTAGATTTATTTTGGAAACTAACTGAAAATGAAGAAGTGTTTTGGTTATACCAGAAAAACGTGGATTTACTAGAGAAAATTGAAGGTCAAATTTTAAATGAAGACAATGAATTGGTAAAAACTTTGAAAATTACAATTGAAGTGAATTAGATAAAATCTATGTTTTATTAAAGGAGGAAAAATAAATTATGAGTATTACTAAACAAGATATAATAGAAGTATTGGAAGCAGCTAAGAACAGTGGTGAGTTAGCTTTTATCTTAGAGTACGATGCAACAGAAAATATTGAAGAAATTAGAGTATTACAAGATGAAAAGTCTATTGATAGCTGGATTGAATTTATACAAGAAAACTATGAAGATTGTTCAGATGATGAAGGAGATTTTATCTTCTTATTGTACTCGATGGATATGCAAATTAAAGACGCAACATTTGGTAGTTATCGTGAATTAAGAAATACATTTGGATGGTGATATTGTGGACAGTAAGAGAATACAAGAAATAACTAACAAAACAAATATAATAGAAAAATAAATTATAATTATAAGGAGAAGATTAAATATGTTATATAACTTTAATACCAAATATCCATCATTACAGGAAGAATTATTTAGATTAGCGAAAAAAATATATATTCTACAACAAAAAGTGCAGAATAACAATGGTTTTAATGAAGAAACCGAAATGAAGTGGGCTTATCTGACTAAAGATTTAATTTCAAATTTGTTACTTGCTGAATATGTGACTTACGCTAATTTAGCCCAACAAGCTAAAGAACCCATTACTATTCAGTTTTGCGATGATAACAAAGACGTTTACACCATTCATATTACACCCGTTATTAATATGGTTAATAAACATAATATTACCTCAGATTTTTATATAGGTGTTATGAAGAATGTGGAAACAGGCGGGAATTTTTTAGCTTACAGATCGGACTTAGAATTGTAAAATCGGTATTTTATTAAGGAGGATAAGTATGGATGAAGTTAGGTTATCACACATTAAAAGAATATTATCAGAAGCAAAATATAAAGTTAGATTGAATATTATTAAACTGTCAGACTTTACACAAGAAGATACTGAATGTGTAAAACGATTAGGGTATTCATACAGCATTATCGAAGAACCTCACAAAAGAACAGGCGAAATTGTTCAAAAAATTAAAGTGTATTTAAATGAATAAAAATCTAATTTTAAAAGGAGAAAAAGAATATGAAAACAATTACGGTAAATAAAGAGGTTTATGTTTCTAAAGAATATATCAAAGGCAAAAATAAAGATTTTGTTTTAAATGTGTCAGATTTAAATGAGTCTGAAGGATTTACACAATTTGTAGTTGTGTTTGATGGGGATCAGTACTGTTGTGAAGATGCTAACTTAGATATTGTTGATTTAAGCCCTTTTGGTCAAACATTATTCGTAGAAAAAATTGATATTGAGACATTAAACGATTACAAAAGTGAACGTGGATGGGGATTAGATGAAGGTAAGGCAGAAAGAATTACATTGAAAACACCTGATGAAGAATTTATTCTTGTTTTCTATAATGCCCACAATGGTTATTATGGACATTCAATTAACATGGAATACTTAGAAAATAAAGAGGTTAAATTTAATTACGAAAATTGGTTATAAAGATAGTCTTGAACTTTGTTACACAAAGTCCGCTTGCTGCTTGTTTATTCACTACGTTCATAAAGTCGCAGGCGAGTAGATTCTTTAATTATTTAATATGATCTTAGGTAAAATTGAGATAATGGGTTATACTTATATGCGAAATTAAAGAAACGAGATTTTTTAAACAAGGTGATATTAACTATTATATTAGACAAATTATTAAAAACAAGTTCCAGTAGAATGAACCGATGGAGGTCTATATTCCAGTGGAATGAACCGCCTAGAAAGGAAGAAATCAGATAAATGGCATTATCAAACAAAGAAAGAGTTATGAGTGTTCTATATGATTGTTACTTAGTTAATGAAGAAACAGGAGAAAAAGAACCTATCCCAACAGGAAGAAAAGTAATTAATGAAATTGGGGAAGTTACAAAAAGTAAATTTGCTGATAAACCTGAATATGCAAAAACCAAATCTAAAAAATATTTTCATTTAATCACTGGATTCGAGACCAATTTAAAAGAAAGGCTTGGAATTTCTCATCCAGACTTAGGAAGATTACTAATGCTATTTACATACGCAAGTTATAGAAAAGATAGTAAACTGTATCTTAGAACAGATAACCATATCTTATTAGATACAAAACTACTAGGTAAAATATTAAAGCTTAACAGAAAACAAGTTAGTAATTTTAAAAATAATATGATTAATAAAGAAATGCTTTATGAAGATGAAATTGGTTTATATTTTAAAGATGATCTTATTATTAAAGGCAATATGACAAAAAGAGAGAAAAATAGCTTAACATATTATCGAATATACAGTAAGACTATTCGTGAGCTTTACAATTTATTTGCTGATGAAGATAATATCAAAAGTGTGAAACCATTAGGAGTACTCTTGTGTATGATACCGTATATCAGAACATTAGAGAGAGAAGATGTTAAAGAAGGAAAGCGTTCCTCAAATAATATATTAGTTCTTTCAGAGTATGATATAGAAGCAAATAGATATGAACCAATTAGTCAAAATCAGTTAGCTAAGAAAATGAAAGTTTCTAAAACTACATTGATTAAAGATATTAAGGATTTGAATTTAGCTGTTAAGGAAGCCACTGGAGAATTTCTGATTTACAAATTTAAAATTTCACCAATGGGTATTAAAAATTTTAAATATACTAACGAAGCAATTTTTATTAACCCTAGATATACATATAGTAGTGACGAAGCAAGTGATGAATATAAACGATTGATAGAAGGCATTAAAACATTAACCAGTGACAATATCTTAATAGGGGATCTACTTTAAAAGATTTCTTTTATTAAATGAATTATAAATAATTATTATAAAGATAAGGAGAATTTACAATGGTACAAAAAGGACAATTAGCAAGAGGATACAATGGAAAAGTTTTAGAAGAAGGTGTGGTTTCAGCGGTATTTACTAGCAATGGTGTTGAGTGGGCAGAAATCAACAATAAAGTATTTGAAATTCCTACTGAAATTACTTTATTACCCGATGTTGAAAGAGAGCCAGAAGATTCAGGAGGTAATGTATATGATGTTGGAGAAGAACAAGTAGTTTTAGAGGAAGCACGAGAAGCTTTAGACACTGAAAAAGTTATTGCAGGTTGGGTAGAAGAATTCAAAGTTATTGCAAAGAATACTACAGATCGTGGAGTAGATAAATATGGAACATTAGTCAATGAAGCTGAATTAAATGTAAGTCAACTTGAAGATTTAGCTAAAGATAAGTTAGTAGGCTCATTTATTTACATAGATGAATTAGCAAAAGAATCTCGTACTTTAAATGCTCGTATCCAGACAGCAGTAGAATTATTATCTGATCCAACCGTTTCATCAGGACGGGTAATTAAAGTGTTAACAGGTAAGCTGTAATGGTAGGATTAATTATTATCGCACTATGTGTTATTCATCTGATGGGTGTGTATATGTTTGAGTCATATCGAACAAGTGGATTACCAGTACCTATTGCTTTTGGATTGTTTGTAGCAGCAATTGTTAATGCGTTTATTTCTTAACTATAAAATTACAAGGAGAAGATATATTATGAATACAATTAAAGAATTATTTAAACATGGCTTGCCAGAGTTTACGGTATATGAAGTCAAAGATTTAGCTAAAGGTGAAGTGATTGGTTATTTTAGCACAGAGTCGTTAGCAGAGAAGTTTGTAGTACTATCTGAAGCTAGATTACCAGTTATCAGTGAAATTAAAATTAATGGAAAGGAATACTTTGAAAAGTATTTAGGTGAATAGAATGTTTGAAATAGCGGATATGATATTTGAAGTGTTTTTTGATTGGGTATATTTATTTTTTGCCTTCTATTTAATTATAGGATTAACATGGGGAGCATATGAGAAGGTTGTAGTTGGTAAAGTTATACCAAGAAAACGTGACACATGGATCACAACAATTAGTGCAATTATACTATCCTTAAGCCTTTTGATTGCAAGTGATTATTCATGGACAGTATATATAATTGGTAATGTGATGATTTTATTAGCTTGGGTGGTTACATTTTTATTCTTGTTGTCTGTAGTCGTAAAGTTTAATTCTATTAAGTTAGAAAACAAAGAGTTAAAAAAACATATCCAAGAAGTTAATGATAAATATGAAGCTAAAGTAAATGAAGTTGTCAAATGGAAAAATGCTGTTGCAAGTTATTCAACAGCACTAGAAAAGAAATCGAAAGATGTTGAAAAGCTTAAAGAAGATAAAGACATTTTAGAAACAGGGATTGGATATTTTAGCAAACAAGTAAAAGATAAGCAAGATGAATTAAAAGAGTGTGAAGAAGATAATGGTGAGTGCAATGAATAAGCCTAGATTAGATGGATTATATTATCATGTGGATACAAATAAGGTATATAACGTATATAAGACAGACGTGATAAATAATTCAGATGATGGAAAATTGATGGTTGCTTATATGAATGTTGAAACGAGAAAACATTATGTACGTGAAAAAGAAGATTTTTTTAGTGGAAAGTTTAAGGCAGTGGATAGTTATGATATGTTAAATAAGATTATTAATAAGCAGGAGGAAGATAAATGATTATAGGAAGTATTGGGCAGCTTAATGATCCAGATTATGAAGTGCATGAAGTAGATACAAAAGGAAATAAATAAATTATAGAAAAGAGTTGACTTCGGTTGACTCTTTTGTTATATTAAGAGAGTAGAAAATATAAGGAGGAGCAAATTGATGAATCAAGAAAAACAGTTGTTAAGCGTATCGTATATCAATGACATTCACATTGATCATTGGGTAAATTTCAATCACAATGAAGAAAAATACAGAAGTAGAGTACAATGGTTTATTGCTGATTTAGTGTTAAAAAGTCGATTAGTAAGACATGATTTATTAATTGTAGCTGGAGATATTTCTCATTATAACAGAGTGACTAAATGGGTGTTAGAAGAATTTACGCAATGGTTTAAACAAGTTATTTTCGTTGGTGGGAATCATGATTACTATTTAGTGAGTGGCACACAGCGTAGAAAATATAAAAATAGTTTAGCGCGTAAAGAAGAATTATATGAAATGACAATAGATATTCCTAACTTAGTAATATTAGGTACATATAGAGATGTAACACAGTATAAGGGATTTAATATTGGCGGGTTGACAATGACTAGCTTGCCTAGCTTACCTTCAGAAAAACTATTTCATGAGAAATTTATGAACGACAGCAGATATATTAATGTGCCAGTGGAACAATTAAATAATATAGATACCCAAAGATATACTAAACTTGAAAAAGCTAATTTAGATATATTTATCTCACATTATCCACTGATTAAGACTGGTAGTCATAAAAAATATGGTCGATCAAGTTTAGGTAGTTACCTATGTAGAGTGGATCAATTTGTAGCTAAACATAACTTCTTTGGACATGTACATGAGAATAGAGAACAATATGAAGTGTTAGGAACAAAACATTATACCAATGCCATAGGTTATCCACAAGAGAGACTAAATAGTATAATCAGAGAAGTAAGAATTGGAAAAGAGGGTTTATATGAGTAAATATTATGACGAGTTAAAAGAGTATGCTGATAGCAGAGTTACTCCTGATGAAGAATATAGGTTTATGACGAATATAATTCCTGAAATAAAAAGTGCGATAGATGACAGCAAATCTTATGTAAAAATAGACATGAAAACTGATTTAAGTGTTTCTAAATGTATAAGATTATTAGATAAATTAATCCTTGATTATGACGATCTTGAGATTGAAGAAGATATGAGTTCATCTAATAATATCTTAAAACTTCGAGTTACGATTGAACTAGATAAACTGTACGAATAAAAGAAAAATTTTATTTGGAGGGAAACAAATGAAAGAATTAAAGATGGATTACTATGTGATACACAGTCCTCGTGGATATTATAATCAAAATGGATTTTTTGGTAAGTGGACTCCTCACTTAGAAGAAGCTACAAGATTTTTATATGTGGAAGATACGAATTGGGTTAGATTCAATGTAAAAGACGAATGGATCAGAAGAATTCAAATAACAGAAGAGAGAGTTTAGTTGAGGTGATTCTATGGGACAGTTGCAAAGGAAACATGGTTTTAACAACGTTTTTCGTTTAAATAATGAAACCATACTAGGATTAGAATATTATGACATAACAAAAAATGAAGAAGAATATGAGTATTATATAGATGATGCAATCAAAGGATATTTTTTAGTTACACTTGTGATAAGCTCTGATAAGAAAATTCAAAAAAGATTTCATAAAGGGACTATGAGAAAAGAAGACTGGAATAATGGTGGTAACTATAGTGTTAAAAATTTATTATTGGTCAAAGATAAGCTGTGTAATCTTAAATCAGAATTAAATGTAGATGAGGTTTTTATAGTAAGTGGGCATGACGAAAGAAGGTTTAAAGTTTACAATCGTTTTTTAAGCAAAGACAAAAGATTTACATTTTGCATTACTGGCGGAGATTCATTTTTATATATACATAGAGATTGGCTATTTAAAAATACTTGGGAAAGAAGTGTGTTTGATAATACCGTTTCCTATTTTTCAAAACTCGAAGAACACAAAAGTTATATCACTGATAATTGTAAACCAGAGGAGTTTACAAATGGTGTATACGGTGAATACAGTTATAAAAGAAAAAAACAAAGAGAAAAAGAAGTTGAACAATGGTAGTTAAAACAAAAGATAATTTATAGATAGAAGGTAATAATTATGGAAGAAGATAAAATAAAAGAAATGTTGGCAACTAGACTGTATTCTTATAATGATATTAAAAAATTATTTAACTTGTCAGAAGATGAATACTATGAAGTAGTAAAAAAAGATGTGAATGAATGGAGAATTCGTAGTACGAGTTTAAGTTTTACTACAGAACAAAAAGAAAGAGCTATTAAACTATATCAAGAAGGAAAGACAGTTCACGAAATAGCAGAAGAAATGCGAACGGTGGCACGCAATGTCTCTGAAATTTTAAAGAGTCATGGAATAAAACCAGTAGTAGTTAAAAAACAATTTAATAAAAACACTAGAACCTCTGAATTAGAAAGAAAAATTATTAAACTATATGATTTAGGTTTACCTGCTGCACACATCTGTGTAGAAACTGAATATAATTTCAGAACCCCTAAATCTGTTTCTGATATTCTAAAAGGATATGGACGAAAACTACAAGATCAAAAGGATTTAGAATTGCATGTAAATTCCAAAGCATTTAATTTTATAGATACAGAAGAGAAAGCGTATTGGTTAGGAATGTTGATTACAGACGGGTGGATTCATAAAAAAGGCGGTTCACACACAATAGGATTAAGTTTGGAAGAAAAAGACAAATATATATTAGAAGAATTTAAAAAGTTTTTAGGAACTCCAAATAAATTATTACCTAAAGAATCCATTAAGATGAACGGGGAAATCAGTAGAAACTTTACATTGATGGTACATAGTAAACAGTTATTCACTGATTTACAGCGTTATGGAATCATAGAACGCAAAACAAGTAATACAAATCCAAAATTAGAATTAATTCCTGAACACTTATTACACCATTTTTGGAGAGGTTGCTTTGATGGAGACGGATGCTATTATTATAATTCAGGTGGTAAATTAACATTTCGTTACATAGGAACAATAGACATAGTATATAAATTTTTAGCGTGGCTATATTTTAAAGTAGGAGTACGAGAGTTCAAAACCCCTTATAAAAAGAATATGGAAGCTGCTATTGCTAGAGGGGAAAACGCTAAAGTCGTAATGTATGATTTTCAATTTTCTCATGCTGAAGATATAGAAATTATAAAGGAAGCTTTATATAAAGATGCGACAATTTATATAAAGCGTAAATATGAATTATCAAACATAGTAAGAAAACCAAATAATTAATATTACATAAACATTAAAAAAGGAAGTGGTCTCATGGAATTGAATAATTATGTTCTACATCATAATCATTCATATTACTAGCTGTACTCTAATTTAAGATTATCTGATGCAATAGCTTCACCACGACAGTTAATTGAAACCGCTGGTGAATATGGATACAAAGGAATAAGTATTACAGAACATGCAAGTTTGTCTAGTGCAGTAGATATGTTAAATGAAATGAAGGACTTAAAAGAGAAAGGTAAGCTTAGATCAGATTTTAGAGTTATTCTAGGTGATGAATTGTATTTAGTAGATAGTATAGAAGATGTAAAAGATAATTACCAATCAGGTGTTACTAAATTTCCACACTTTGTAGTATTGGCTAAGAATCGCAAAGGTTTTGAAGCATTATGTTTGCTTGAAAACTTTGGGTGGAAAAATTCTTTCTTTACTGGAATGATGGAGCGTGTGCCTGTAACAAGAGAATATTTAAAACAAATTGTACAATCTGGAGAATATAAAGGAACTCTCATGGCAAGCAGTGCGTGTTTAGGATCTTCTCAGAATCTTATTTTACAAAAGAAAGCTGAAGCTGAGAATAGTGGTAATTTAGAAGAAGCAAAAAGACTACATGAAGCAGCAAAGAAAGATATTCAATGGTATGTAGATGTATTCGGTAAAGAAGATTATTATATCGAATTACAACCAGCAGATACTTGGATTCAACGATATGTTAACGAACACTTGTTACAATTTGCAAAAGAATTAGATTTGAAGTATTTAGTTGCTGGAGACACACATTATATCAAAAAAGAAGATGCTTCTATACATGAAGCATTTTTAAATAGTAAGATGGAAGAACGTGAAATTTCTCAATTTTATGCCTATTGCTTCCTACATTCAATAGAAGATATGTATAAACAAATGGCTTACTATTTAGGAGAAGAAGTGGTTACTCAAGCACTAGAGACAACTACTGAATTATATGATAAATCAGAGGACTATACTCTTGACCATTCACCAATTATTCCTAAAGTAGAAATACCAGAATTTGAATTACAACATTTGTTTAAACGTGCGTATGACAAATATCCTAGTTTAAAAAGATTGGCATATTCGGATATTAAAGATGAACAATACATGCTTTATTTACTAGAAGAAGGTTATCTAAGAGAACTACACAAACCAGATATTACTAGAGAAGAGTTTCACACTATTCTTAAACGATTAGATGATGAAATGGAACAGATATTAGGTGTAGGAGATAGAATTAATCAAGTGGTATCTTCTTATTATTTGTCAGTAAGAGATATTGTTAATACTATCTGGCAAGAAGATGAGTGCGGATCAAAAAATTCTTCTCTTGTTGGTGTTGGTAGAGGATCGGCTGGAGGTTTTCTTTCGTTGTTCCTTTTAGGAGTTATCCAAATAAATCCTTTAGAATATAAGAATATGCCGTTCGCAAGACATTTACATGCAAGTCGGATGGATTTTCCAGACGTTGATATAGATATAGAAAGTAAACGGAGACAAAATGTTATTCAATCATTAAAGCGTAAATATGGAGACGATAGAGTGTTAAACGTAGCTACTTTTACTACCGCTGGTACTAAGTCGTGTATTAAGACAGCAGCTAGAGGTTTAGGAATTGCTGACACAGAAGCTCAATATATTGCTAGTCTAGTTCCTATTGAACGTGGTCAACAATATTCATTAAATGATTGTTTATATGGTAATGAGGAAAAGGGTAGAAAAAAACAAACTCAATTTATTAATGAGATTAACAAGTTTCCAAAATTACTTGAAACAGCTTTAGGCTTGGAATCTATTATTGTAGCTAAATCTCAACATGCTGGTGGAATCATCTTGCTTAATGATGAGATTCATAAAAACACAGCAATGATGAAAGCAGCTAAAGGTAAAATTGCCATTACTCAGTATTCACTTAAACAAAGTGAACAGATGGGGTTGGTCAAGTTTGATCTTCTTTCAATAGATGGGTTAGATAAGATTAGACAATGCTTAGATTTACTTATCGAAGGTGAAGTAGTTGAAGATAAAGGTAGTTTAAAAGCTAATTACAATGCTTATATTCGTCCTAATAATTTTGACACAGAGAACAAGGAATACTTTCAATTGGCTTCAACTGGTAGTGTAAATTCGCTCTTCCAATTCAACTCGTTAATAGGACAAGAAACGTTGAAACGTATTAAGCCTGAAACTTTTGAACAATTTTCTGCTGCCAACTCTCTGATGAGATTACAAGCACAAGAAGGTAAAGAGCCACCTATGGATGTTTTTATTAAGCATAAAGAAAATATTCAAACTTGGTATGATGAGATGAAAGAGTATGGTCTCAATCAAGAAGAGATCAAAATTATGGAAAGACACGTAGGATATACTATGGGTGTATGCCCTGTACAAGAACAAGCTATGGCTTTAGCTGGAGACGAAAACATAGCTAATTTTACAGTTACAGAGCAGAATAAACTTAGAAAAGCTATTGCAAAGCCTAAAGGATCAGCATTAAGTGAAGTAAAAGAATTATACTTCTCTAAAGGTAAAGAACAAGGTACTAGTGAGAATTTACTTAATTACGTTTGGGAAACTCAATTTACACCTATGTTTAGTTATGCTTTTAGTTCAATCCATAGCAACTTATACTCGATAATTGGAATTCAGAATTTACATTTAAATTTATTTTATAATCCATTGTATTGGCGTTGTGGAGTGTTAAACGTAGATTCAGGTAGTATTACAGAAGATAGCGAAGCTTCCGTAGATCACACTAAGATTGCTGAGGGGATTGGTAAGGCTCAGTATTTTGGTGATAAAGTGTTGCCTCCTTCTATTAACAAATCAAAATTAGCGTTTACTCCTGATGCAGAAAACAATTCTATTTTATATGGATTGAAGCCTGTTAAAACATTGAATTCCAAATTGGTTAAAGAAATTATTAATAATAGACCATATAGAACGCTTCAAGAAGTTTTTGAGAAGTTGTATGATACGAAATTAATTACTACTGGTAATCTTGTAGCACTAGGTAAATCGGGGGCATTAGACGAGTTCGGAGAACGCAAACAGGTTATGATGGATATTGTTCGACACATCACTGACACTAAAACTAATTTAACTATGCAGAATATCAAGTTATTACTTGAAGCAAATATATTGGAAGGTAGACCTGAATTAGATTTAATCCTGCTTAGAGAATCATTCAAGAATAAAGTTATAAGAAAAGAGCCTAGTGGTAAATCTTCTAACAAGATATTCAAAGTAACTGATACACAGTTATATGATAGATTAATAGGGCAAGAAGCCATTATTAATGTATTTTCTAACCATTACGAAATTAGTGAGAAAGAATTTAAAAAGGTGTTTGATAAAAAAACCAAAGAGCTAAAAGAATGGTTAAAAACAGAAGAACCAATACAGCGTGCCAATAGATACGCTTTAAATCAATCATGGTTAAAACATGTAGGGGATTTAAACTATTCACGTTGGGAAATGGAAACACTATCTTACTATTATCATAAACATGAATTAGCAGATGTGGACTACGAGCTATATAATATTGTTAATTATTCTGACTTAGAAGATGAACCTATTATTGTTAAATACAATAAATGGAACAATAGAGAAATCCCAATTTATCAATTATACAACATAGCTGGAACTGTTATTGGTAAAGATGCTGCTAAACATATCATTTCTTTATTAACTACAGATGGCTCAGTTGTAACTGTTAAATATCAATCTTCTGGTCAGTATTCAAACTATGACCGCACAATTAAAAAAGATGGTAATGTAGTATCATCATCTTGGTTCTCACGAGGAAACAAGCTCATGATTCATGGATTCCGTAGAGGTGGTCAATTCGTAGCTAAGAAGTATGCTGATTCACCTACGTCAACAACCACTAAGCTTATCACCCAGATCAACTCAGATGGAACATTAATGTATCAAACGAAACGTGAATATTAAAACGAAGGCATCATTTTTATGGTGTCTTTTCTTTAAAATAAAAGTGGAATTTTAATTAAACAAATTATAAATAGTTGTTGACAGTTGATATATCATGTTGTATAGTAATAAGTGTAATACAAAACAAACAAATTATACAAAAGGAGTGTTACAGATGGGAGTGGAAACAGTGGAAAAAGAATTACAGAAAAAAAAGGAAGATATTTTAAAATGTAGAGCAAAAATTTCAGAAGCAGATAAAACAAGAGCAACTCTATTACACGACTTAGAAACAAGAAATGCGGATGCAGTAGCATTGGTTAAATTAGCTAAAGAGCTTAGAACTAATGAGCAGATGCGTAGAGTGTATAAAACTTTGTTACACGAAGCTGAGTCAGATTATAATTTTCTAGGTGGAGATAAGCAGTTGCAAAAACTGAAATCTCGTAGAGAAGCTAAAGTGAGAAAAACACTAAAACGCAATAGCTGGTTTGATCACTTTACTCCTGAAGCTATGAATATTTTAAAAGAAGGTGTTGTTTAATGGGAACAAGGCGTTTTGATGAAATTATGTTAATTCAAGAATTTTTAAAAGAAGAAGATACATATACTCAGGAGGAGTTTAAAGAGAAAGTGAAATACTTCCTTGTTATGCTTAAACCTTATAAAGAAGCAGTGGAACACACAGTGAAAAATCTTGAAGCTAGATTATCTAAATTTAAGATTGATTTCTCACATAATTATCAGGAAGATTTGGACTATTATAATCTAAAACTAGAAAGATTGAATAATATGATCAAACAACTACAGTTAAAACTAAATGAACAAATGGAGTGATAATATGGATTTAAAAATAGGACAAAAAGTTAGAATCAAAATGATAGATGGTAAAGTTTTTATCGACTCTGGTATAATTACAAAAATCAATGACAGAGCTTTTACATATGAATCTTTTAGAACAAAAAATGAAAAATCATGTTGGATTAATCAACCACATTACGACATGTATGAAATTGAAGAGGAAGGGGATTTCTAAATGAATCAAAAACATCAATTATTTTATTCACATAAACCCGAAATTATCAAGTATCTTGAATATGTAAGAGAGTTATGCGAAGAAGTACTAAGTCAACGAGAAGATTGTGAATCAACTTTAGAAACTATTGGATTAAAAGCAGAAGAATTGTTAAACAAATTATAGTCATATATATAAAAGGAGATACATATGGAAAACGAAAATACATATTTAGTTGAATTTATCAACTATGCAGCGGTTATCAAAAATGAAACGATTGAGGATATTAAGAATGTACACAACGATCACTCATTACAAAACAAAACTTTAACGTCAGAAGAATTATCTGAGATGCTGACAGAAATGATCAATTCACGTATCGCTTCAGAGAATGTTATCTTAGAGTATGAAAACAGGGAAGCTAAATTAGTAGAAGAAAATGAAACTTTGTTAGATAAGCTCAAAGAAGCTGAAACATTTATTGAAGACAACCGAGGAAAGTTGGAATAATATGTTGAATTTTGATAAGCAAAAGAAAGAGACATTTATTAAGAACTATGTGGTTGATTTAAACAATAATAAAAAGTTGATGGTCAGGCTTCCTGAAACAGTGTGGAAAGATAAAGAACAGTTACAAAAAGTGATGAAAACACTAAGTGTTATTACAGCAGAAGATATTGAAGTGGAACGACTAGAATATCTTCACGGATCATTTGTATATGAAGTGTGTATTCATGATTATCTACGTTTTGGATTTATAGAACGTGACAGCGAAACAATGGATTGTCAGCAACTAACTATGAAAGAAAAAACAAATAACAACAAAGATAACAAGGGAGATAAGTAAACTATGGCATATTTCGGGATTACAGCACAAAATGAGGAACAAAAATTAGCATTACAAGCACTAACTGATAATAAACCATTTACATTTATTACAGGACAATCAGGTTGTGGAAAATCGCTATTATCACAAGCAGTGGGATTAGAGAAAGTTATCGAGGAACAGGAGTATCGTAAGCTAATTTACACACGATTACAGATTGAAATTGGCACTCCACAAGGTTTTTTGCCAGGCGATTCAGAAGCTAAATTACATCCTTATATCGCACCATTTTTAGATAACTTAGAAGTAATGGATTCAACTGGAAATATCAAAGACTCTATTCTTTATATGGGAGATAATGATTCTAAGAAAAAAGTATTCTTCGATAGCATACAATCCATTCGTGGAAGATCGTTGAATCAAGTATATTTTATTATTGATGAAGCACAGAATTTGGATATTAACACTATCGCTGCTATTGCGACTCGTGTTGGAAAATCAGGTAAATCAAGTAAATTTGTATTCTTAGGAAATTTTGCACAATGTGATGATAAAAAATTAAGAACTCCAGAGTGTAATGGGTTATATCAGTTATTAGAAGGATTATACAAAGAAGACCCAACAGGAAAACATTTTTCTCATGTAAACTTACAAAAGGTACAACGACATGAAGTAGTAGGTATTGTAGAAAAAATTCTACGCACAGTAGATAATATTGATCCACGTTTTGTAGAGTTAGAGGCTAAAGGTAATTTAGAAGAATATAACAAGCAATATGGAGTGATTGAATAATTTATGACTAAAGTAAGTAAAGAGTATCAAAAGCAGAGGATGTCTATGAATTTAAGACCACCACTATATATTAAGAATAAATTATACTTACCTGCACATGGTTATAACGGATACTATGTAAATTTAGAAGGTCAAATTTATTCTGAAATTGTTAAAAGAAATATTGCTCAATGTGACAATGGAAAAGGTTATATGATTTCAAGTATGCATAAAAATAATGGAAAGAGACATTCTAAAAAAGTGCATCAAGTAGTTACAGAAACATTTTTTTACTATACACAACCAGACTTAGTTCCCAACCACAAAAATTTCGATAGAGCTGATAACAGAGTCACAAATTTAGAGTTGGTCACTAGAACTGAGAATATGAGACACATGAATAAAGCTCATGTATATTATGGTAGAAAAACTAATTTAAAAAGGTTAACTAAAGAAGAAGTAATACAGATTTATTTCGCGGAGGGTAGTTATTCTCAAATAGCAAAAGACTTTAATATTACTACTGGTGTAGTTACGAATGTAAAGTTGAAAATTGCTTACAGAGATGTTACTGAAGATTTTAAAGATCATTATAAACAAGAAACAACAGCAGCACTATTAGACTCATTAGTTTATAGACTGTACAAAGAATATCTGTATAGTGATATAAATATTACCGAATTAGCTGAGAAAAATGATTTGTTAAGAACTACTTTAGGTGCTAATTTTAGAAAAAGAAATTTACCAACAAAAAACGCTGATGGAACATTTAAAATGTCTATTAATAATAATTATCAAGCGGAAGAAGATTCACGTATCATCAATATCTGGTTAAAAGACTACGCTTTTAAAGAAAAAGTAGGTATTCCTTATCTGGTTAATAAATACGGAAGAGCATCAATATATTACAATCAAAATTTCAAACGTTTAAATTTACCGATTAAAAATTCGGGGTATGTATTTCCGATTGAATTGAATGAAGAAACTAGTCAAAGAATCACTACAGAAAAAGCTTATAAAATTTGGCTAAATGAATATTTAAAATCAGATATATCAGGTAAAGCTTTGGATCGTAAATATAATAAAAATGATTACTTTAATGGGAAGTTTAAGAAGATGGGACTTCCTAAAAAAGATAGATATGGAAACTTCAAAATGCAACTCATTAAATAACTATTAGTAAAATTATTATTTACGTCTAATAAAAACTAAAACATTAGGAGATCATACAATGAGAAAAGATGTTTATGCGTTACACAAAGAAATTGAAGTATTACAAAATGAATTATCATTAGCATTTGGTCGAATTGAAGAGTTAGAGGAAATTGAACAAGAGAATTATGGTAAAGATGCATATATCCAAACACTAGAAGAAATACTTAAACAGCATAATATTGAATTTTAGAACGGAGAATAAATAAGATATGAAAATTAAAAATAAAAACATAGGATTTGCAGTAGCAATCATTGTAATACTAGCCACAATGGCTATTCTATGGAATAGCTTAGATAAACCAAAGCAAGACATACATAAGAAAGATGAATCATTAGTAGTTGAAAAAGAAGTTATTCCTGAGAGAAATATTGGAGAATTGGGTCAGTTAGAAGTAGTAGAGACTAAAGAAGAAAAAGAGAAAGAGAAGGAGAAATTGGATGAGCCAACTCAAGAAAATACTACTGTATCTACCGAAGAAATTGCAAATGTTGATACAAGTGCAGAACAATATTCAACAGAAACAGTTGTTACAACAACAGAAATTCCTACCACAGAAACAATACCGACAACAGAAGCACCACCAACTACCGAACAACCAATTACATATAATGAGAAAGAGAATGAAACGCAACCAGTTGAAGTAAAACATAAGGGTAAAACTATTTCTGTATCAGCAAGTCACTATCAACCTATGTGTTATGAAGGATGCACGGGTAAAACTTCTACGGGAATAGATGTAAGCAGTGGGACAACACCTAGTGGACAACGTGTAATAGCAGTTGATCCTAATGTTATTCCACTAGGAAGTAAAGTCAGAGTAGATACACCATATGGTAGTTTTAATGCAATAGCAGGGGACACTGGTGGTGGAATCAATGGAAATACTATTGACATTTTAGTGGGATCACAAGGTGAAGCTATACAAAAGGGTAGGGTTAACGCTACTGTGACGGTAGTTGAGTAAAATTGAGCTTTTAAGTTAATAAATAATATATAGATACTAGGAGAGTAAACAAAAATGAAAAAAGAATTAGTGGTATATTCAGGTGGACATATTCTTAATCAAGCTATGGTGGAATATCGTGAAAAACAACATAAACAAATTGATGCTATCGAGGGAATTAAGTGTTATTCACCACATCAAGACACTTCAATTAATGACAAAGCAAATGCAGTTCAAGAAGGATTAGCAGAACGTATTTTACACAATGATTTTAAAGCTATGCAAGAAGCCGATATTTTTGTCTTTGATATTTTGAACGAAGGCATCGGGACAATGGCGGAATTGAGTATCGTGCTAGGTATGAAACATCAGGCAGATAGAACACTAGCACTAATTGAAAGTCAATTACATCATGATTGCCCAGAATATAAAAATGTTCATCGAATTGCAATTGAAGCTAGAAATACACTAAACAAACCAGTGTTAGTATATTGCTCAGATATTCGACAAGGACATGGAGTTCCTTATAACAATCCAGATCGTGCTGAATTTTCTACAAATCAATTTGTATATGGAGAGATTTTGCACCTCACAGATGGAGAAGGATTTGTTTCATGGGAAGAAGTTTTGAAACGATTAGAAAAATTAGGTGAAGCTAATGTTTGATATTGAGAATAATCCTGATTTATTCAAACAATTACATTGGCAATCAGACTGGAATTCAGAAGATGTTGGATATGAGTGTGACTTTGTAGTAGGATTATACTCTTACAACGATCTTTATATGTATCTGAATATGGAGACTTTAGAAATTTTAGAAGCATGGATTGAAGAAGGTGAAGAATAAATTATGAATAAGATACAAAATAAAAGAGAAAAAGAACATCGGTTCTTGCAACATACCACTTCTGAAAAGAAACGTAACAACAAAGCAAGAATGAAACTACATATTACTATGAAACGTAATGGATTATCACTTTATATGATTAGTAAACATACAGGATTAGCACATAGAACAGTTGATAACTTTTGTAACGGTCAAGACTTAGCTTATAAAAGTTTATTAAAAATTGAAGAATATATCAATTCGTAGGAGGAATTTTATGTCAGATAAGAAAGATAGAACTCAAGAAGAATCAGAAGAAATTGTTGAGTTATCCAAAACAAATTATGAAGATAGATTTATTCTAATCAATGAGAACATTAACTCAAAATCTATTGAACAAGCTATTCTAACCATTCGTAAAGTTAATGCTGAAGATGAAGAAAAAGAAAAAACACAAGTGGACTATGTGCGTGAACCTATCATCCTTATTGTAGACTCATATGGTGGATCAGCTTATGATGGTTTTGGTTTGATTAATATGATGACAACAAGTAAAACTCCTGTTCACACATATTGTTATTCTAAAGCAATGTCAATGGGATTCATGATCTTGATTAGTGGACATAAACGATTTATCCATGAACATGCAGTCGCTTTATATCATCAAACATCATCTGGTGTAAGTGGAACTTTTCAGGACATTAAAGAACACGCAGAACAATCTCAAGCATTGAACAATCGAGTTAATACTATTATTACTAAACGTACTAATATTCAATGGAAGAAATTGCAACGCATTAGAGAAAGAAAACAAGACTGGTATATCTATGGTAAAGAAGCAGTAGAATTAGGTATAGCAGATGAATTAATTAAAGATACTATCTAAAGGAGAGAGAAATATGGAATTAGGAACGACATTATTTTTATTGAATATTGCAGTCACTGTCATATTTGTGATCGCATATGTTCCACAATTAAAAGAAACTTATTACGCTAAAACAGTCAAAGGAGTGTCACTGTACTTTTGGTTACTTGTATCACTATCTACTTCATATAGCCTGTATAACTTATTAATTACAGGTAATGCAGAGTGGTATGTGTATCTAGGACAGTTTATCAATGCGATTGTAGCGTTTATCTTGTTCGTATGGGTTAATAAAATTAAATTTGGTTGGGGGAACGCAAGTGTTTATACTTTAGTATATGTATTATTCAACTTTTCATTACATACATTGCTTAACTTAGAGTTATCGCAGGCTGTAGCAACTATTGCAATTATTGCAGCGTACATTGATCAGTTGCTACATTTCTACAAAACTAAATCAGCAGAAGGGACTAACCCACTATTATACTTTTTCTTTGCTCTAGGGCTATCACTCTTAGTAGTTATCATGGTATTAACTCAGGCTTCAATTCATGTAATTATTACAGAATGTTTTAATATCACTCTTCTATTAGTTTGTGGTGTATGGTCAATTATTTTAAAAAAAGAGCGAGTGTAAAACTATACTAAATAAATTATGAATATCTATTGTATTATTTAATAGAAGGTGTTAAGATTATTAATGTGCTTAACATCTTCTTCATAATAAAAAGGAGGATTTACATATTGGATGATAAGAAACTATATCAATACACAGAAGATTTTGCACAATTACTACAATATTTAGAGGATAATGAGGATTTAACCTATGAGGACTTGAAAGATACTATTGATTCTATCCAATCCTCAGCAGAAGAAAAGATTAAGAATACAGGTAAAGTGATTAAGAAGTTAGAAGACAATGTAAAGACTATGAAGGATCATAGAGAACGTATTACTGAAATGATTATCAAAGAGAATAAGAATATTGAGAATCTGAAAGAGTATCTGTTGTATCATATGACACAGTTAAACTTAAAGAAAGTAGAGGATACAACTATTAAAGTATCTACTCGGAATTCTAAGTCTATGGTGATTCATGATGAATCTAAATTACCTAAAGAATATGTCAAAGAAGAAGTCACAGTAAAACCTGACAAAGCTGGATTCAAGAAGTATTATTCAGAGCTATCGGAAGAAGATCAAGCAAAAATTGACTATGCTTATCTTGCTGAGAATCAATCAATTCAGATTAAATAAATTATAAAAAAAAAGGGAGAGAACATAATGCCATATTTTACACAAGAAATTCCAGAAGGATTGAAGTTTGATAATCAAGAGGAAGCTTTAGCTTACTTTAAAACAACACTATTAGAAGAAACACCTCTAGGCAACCTATATGAAGAATTACATGAGGTGGAGGATTGGAACGGATTTACATTACAAGCTACTGGATTAAATAATAAAGAATTAAGTTTAGTGTTAGATAAAGCTGATTTAGATTCTCAAGATTTTCAAGTGGTTAGCTTTAATACTTATGGAAATGACAAAGAACTGAAGTCAGAAGATTTAATCAAGACTCTACAACTGCTTACTAAAACAAACAATACCACATTATTAATTGTAAATGAAACATTGAACGAGGTGTACGAAGAAATCGACAAAGGATCTGAACATTATCTAAAAGATGTTTTCACAGGTCGTGAGCAAATCATCACAAGAATTGAAATTGCTTCAGATTTACAGAATGGAATCACTTTAGCAGTTGCTTTGACAGATGAAGTATCAAACGAACAAGTAGTAGCTTATATTCCACTTCATGAAGATCTACACGTAGAGGAAGAAGATATTAAGAAAACAGTACAAAACTTTTTCTTGAAATCTATCGAAGGAAACTTTGAAGGCAATACCTTCTCAGCAGATGGTTACTCATTAAGCTACATTTTACGTTACGCAGAGTTAAACAATAAAAAGATTAAATTAGAATATGTAGAATAGACATACTGATCCATACAAGACATTCTCTATAAAACTTAAAAATAAAAACAAAGTGAGGAAAAAACAATGACAGAACAAGAAATGATTAAGATATACTCTGAAGCAAACTTTGATTATTTAAATGAATTTTTAGAGGAGGATACTTGTATGGATTTTATTGAATCTATGGAAAAAACAGTTGACTTTTATACTAAATAGTGGTATAATATATATTCAATATTAAATAAATTATAGAAAGGAATTAAAAATGAATTGGATCAAAGACAAATGGTTGGAAATTCAAGTGGCTTATATCTTGTTTACTTTAGTAAGACAGGACAAACGGAAAGATTCATCAAAAAAGTAAAAGAACACATTGAAATTCCTACTATGAGAATAGAGGAAGATACTATTTTAAGTAATAAATATATCTTGCTTACACCTACTTATTTCTTTGGACAAGTGCCTGATGAAGTATCTCATTTCTTAAATATTAACAGTGAAAAAATGATAGCTGTTATGTCCTCTGGTAATCGGAATTGGGGAGGAGATTTTGCTAAATCTGGAGAGTTGATTTCACAAGCATTTAATGTCCCATTGATAGGTAAGTATGAATTATCTGGAACAGAACAAGATGTACAAATCTTAGTTAATTATATTGAGCAGGTGACTTATGGATAATAATATAAATTTAGATGATATGTATGAAGCACAGTTTGACAAAGTTACTGATTTATTAATGAATTCTGATGATGAAATGGAATTAAACTTCGCTATTGATTCATTGAAGAAGTTATACGAATTAAGCAAAAATATTGAGTTAGATAGTGAGATGGAAGAAATTCATTATATGATTCAAAATGATATAAACAGCTTGTCAAAAGGCATGGAGTTTGAAGTACTTTATAACACTCAATTTGATGGTGATATTATCTACCAACAGCCAATGAAGATTGAAGATAGAGCAGATGACAAAATATTTGATTATGATATTGGTAAGTTGATGGATCAATCATTAGATTACTACAACAAAGCAAGACAAAAAATACTAGAAGAGATTCATAAGATTAGAGTAATGAGTGAAGAAGATGTTGTGAATTATCTGAAAAGATTTAAATAGTATATTAAAAATAAATTATATTAAATGGGTGGTTGGTTGGGAAATGAAAAATGGAGGAAGATTAATTTGAGTAAATGGATTGAAAAGAATAATGAGATTATGCGTAGAGATGAAAAAGGACAATTAAGCTTAGATAAGGACAAAGAAGCCATTAAATTATTTCAAGAACATATTGATAGTAAAACAAAAAAATTCTCTAGTGAGTTAGCTAGACTAAGATATTTAGTAGAAGAAAATTATTATATCAACGTATTTGAAAAATATACTGAAGACCAGTTACAAGAATTGATTGATTATTCATACTCATTTAATTTTGAGTTTAAAAGTTTTATGGCTATCAGCAAATTCTATGATCAATATGCATTAAAAACTAGAGATAAAAAACTATGGTTAGAAAGCTTTGAACAACACAACGTAATTGTTGCATTGTATTTAGCTGATGGGAACGTAGAATTAGCCAAACGGTATATCAAAGGTCACACTTTGCAAACTGTGCAAACTGCAACTCCTACTTATCTGAATAGTGGAAGAAAACAACGTGGGGAGTTAGCTTCTTGTTATTTATTCACAATGGACGACACTTTAAACTCTATCCAATTTGTTAAGAGTCAAATCTCTCAAGCAAGCAAGATAGCTGGTGGAGTTGCAGCTAATTTATCTCGTTTACGTTCAAGAGGTTCCTCAATCAAAGGAATTAAAGGTGCGGCAAAAGGCGTTTTACCAGTAGCTAAATTAATTGAAGGTGAAGTAGGGTATGCGGATCAAATGGGTTCAAGAAGTGGAGCCGGAAGTGTATATTTACACATTTTCCACTATGACGTACTTGAACTATTGAACTCTAAAAAGATTAATGCCGATGAAGATACACGATTATCCACTTTGTCAATTGGGTTAATTGTACCAGACTTTTTCTATCAATTAGCTAAAGAAAATAAAGATTTATACATGTTTGATCCAAAATCAATTCAAGATGAATTTGGTGAAGATGTAATCTTGGATGATATTGAAATTGCAGAATGGTACGATAAAATTGTAGAAAATGATAATATCCTAAAACAAAAGATTAATGCACGAGAAATGCTGAATCTGATTGCTCAAATCCAATTACAATCTGGTTATCCTTATATTATGAACAAGAATAACGCAAACAAAAATCATGCTCTATCTGAGCTTGGTGAAGTGAAAATGTCTAACCTATGTGTAACAGGAGATACAGAGTTATTAACTGAAAAAGGGTATAGATCAGCAAAAGAACTATATGAATCACAAGAACCATTAAAAGTGGTTATTGATAATCGCACAAAAGAATTTAAACAAGAGCAACATGGGGTAGAAATAGTTGATGCTATTCCAATGCAACTAACTGCTAGACAAGCTGATGTTTTTGAAATTGAGACTAAACAAGGATATAAAATTAAATCAACTGAGTGGCATAAATATTACAAAATGAATTCCGATAAATCTATTTCTAAAGTTCAATTAAACGAATTAAATATCGGAGATAAATTATTGGTTCAATCAGGAGAGGGAAACTTTGGTAGTTTTAATGATACTCATTTAGCTTATATTATGGGATTGATTGCTGGAGACGGAACTTTTGGAAATAGAGAAACAGCTAAAATTTATCTATATGATGAAAAAAAATATTTAAAAGAAGTTGTTGAAAACATAGTTGAAGAGGTTATTGAGAAGTATAGAGATAAATCTTTACCACTACACCATAGTGCAACACTTGCACCAAAGTTTACATACGCAGAAAAAGAAGATCGCCTATCATTAAGTAGTTCTATTCTAAGAGATGTATTAGCTCATTTCGGTTTTAATCGGGAAACTAAATTAAAATTCCCTAAGTTTTTAAAACAAGCTGATAAAGCAACGATTACTGCTTATTTATCTGGGTTGTACCAAATGGATGCTACTGTTAACGCCAATTCAAAATATAAGGCTATGAGTATTGAATTAACGTCTACTTCTAAAGAATTTATGCAAGATATTCAACAACAACTTTTGAATCTAGGGGTATATTCAACAATTTATGAAAGTATTAGAGAAACCTCTATGCTTCCCGACTCGAATAGAGAATTAAAAGAATATAAAGTTCAAAATACATATAAGCTATCTATTCAAGATAGAAAATCAAGAGATAAATTTATGGCTGAGGTTGCCCTAAAGCCACAAGATATTAATAAAGCAGTGATGTTTAATTTGACATTACAACCTAAAAGTCGCAACCCTAAACACAATTTTACAGCTGAAATTAAATCTATCAACTACATCGGTAAAGAAGACGTTTATGACACTACTCAAGAAGATTATCATTCCTTAATTTTTAATGGAATTGTAACTGGTAATTGTACAGAAATTTTCCAGTTCATGGAAGTATCAGATATTAAGGATTATCATGAGCAAGATGTGCTAGGGCAAGATATTATTTGTAATTTAGCTTCACTTAATATGGTTAAAACTATCGAAGAAAATGAAGTAGAAGAAGCTATTCGTACAGGTATGAGAGCTTTAACATTTGTGGCAGAAAACTCACGTATTGAGCATTTGCCAACGGTTCATAAAGCAAATAAAAATATGCGAGCAGTAGGGTTAGGAGTAATGTCTTTCCACTCTATGTGTGCTAAAAATAAGATTCGCTATGGATCAGAGGAATCATTAGATTTAATGAATGTTTATGGTATGCTTATGGATTTCTACTCATTAGACGAAACAATGCAAATCGCTAAAGAAAAACAGAGTAAATTCTATCGCTTTGAAGACTCGGATTATGCTATTAAAGATAAAGAGTTTGGTGAATACTTCTATAAAAATAGTCGTGTGACCGAAGATGTAACTCCAGTGACAAACAAAGTAAAGGAAATTTTCAAGGATATTTATTTACCGACTAAAGAAGATTGGCAACGATTAGCTAAGGACGTAGGGGAACATGGATTATATTCAGCATATAGACTGTCAATTGCCCCTACGCAATCAATTAGTTATATTACAAACTGTTCTTCAGCATTAACTCCAGTAGTTGATACCGTAGAACGCAGAACTTATGGTAATTCAGAAACGTTTTATCCAATGCCTTATCTGTCTCCTGAGACTATGTGGTTCTATACTTCCGCATTTAATATTCCTAATGAACATATTATTAATGTGGCAGCAGTTGCACAAAAATGGATTGATCAAGGTGTATCAACTATTCTATTTGTAAATAGTGAAGTAGAGACTAATAAATTAGCTCGATTATATGCTTACGCAAATGACAGAGGTTTAAAATCGCTTTACTATACTCGTAATAAATTATTAAGTATTGAAGAATGTACTAGCTGTGCTGTATAGAAATAGGGTCTTTCCCTATTTCTCATTGTTAATTAAAATAGAAGGAGAACTATTAAATGAAATTAAATAAATTAATCGCAACAAATTGGGACAAAGACAACTCAACCGCAATAATGTATTGGAAACAGAATATGATGCAGCTATGGACTGAAGAAGAATTTAAACCATCTCGTGATATTGGCTCATGGAAGACACTATCAAAAGATGAGCAAACTGTATTCATTGAAGTATTATCTGGATTAACAGGATTAGATACCACTCAAGCTGATGAAGGTATGCCATTGATTCAAATTCATTACCCTGACTTGCTATGGAAACCAGTATTTGCATTTATGGGTATGATGGAAAACGTCCACCACAAATCATATTCCCATATTTTTACATCTCTTATTAGCAGAAAAGAAACTTCATACTATCTTGATGAATGGGTTTCTAATAACAAACATCTAGCAATTAAAAATACTCTTATCACAAATAATTACCGTAAATTATTAAAAAAGAATCCTACTACTAGGGAATTACTAATTGCTATGGCTTCAAGTGTATTTCTTGAATCTTTTCTCTTTTTCTCTGGGTTTTATTATCCACTTCTTCTAACGGGACAAGGCAAAATGATAGCGAGTGGTGAGATTATTCGTAAGATTCTTATTGATGAGACAACACATGGATCAGGTACAGGATATGCTTTCCAACTTCTATTTAATCAATTACCTGAAGAAGAACAGCAAGATATTAAAAAAGAATTGATGCAATTATTTGATGAATTATATTTTAATGAGTGTCAATATACAGCAGAACGTTACGATAGATTAGGTTTAACTGAAGACGTTATTAGATATATTCAATACAACGGAAACAAAGCTATGATGAACTTAGGTTTCGATTCAGTATTTAACCCAGAGCCATTTAATCCTATTGTAGAGAACGGTTTAAACACTGATACTAAGAACCACGACTTCTTTAGCACCAAAGGCGATGGATATGTTCTATCTCTTAATGTGGAGGATTTACGAGATAAAGACTTTGAATTTGAAAATGTAGAGTCTTATGAATTATCAAATAAATTTTTAGATTAAATAAATTATAAATAATACTTTACAACTTCATGATCTTACTATATAATAATATTTAAGTAGTCAACCAACAATAAAAATAAAAGGAAAAACATATGACGTTGTTTTATTCACACATTACATATCATATAGAATTCTTTTAGGTTGACTACTGAATATTATTTTTTTAAAGGAGAGAGTCTATTGAACAAAACACTATCTAGTATTCCAAGTATTTCCCCTTCTCACTCACATGAGCTAAGGATTGCAGTAACAGGTCAAATGAGAACAGGAAAAGATACAATAGCACAAGCTATCTCACAATACCTTAATCATGCAGGTTACAGTGTTTTTCCTCACACATTTGGAGAATCGTTGAAAGCAGTCGCTACTCAACTATTTCCAGAGGAATTCAAAGATGGTAAAAAGCCAAGAGAATTGTTTCAATGGCTAGGACAAACAATGAGACAACGCAATGAAGATGTATGGATCAATCAAGTTAATCAAGCCATTAGTGAGTTAAATGAACTATCCAATGATTCAGATATAACTCACGTAGCACATATCATTACAGATTTACGTCAACCTAACGAATATGAATATTGTAAAATGAACAACTTTATCATTATTAAAGTCACATGTGATGATGAAGTAAGGATTAAACGTATGCAAGAATTAGATGATAATTTTAAAGTTGATGATTTAAACCATGAAACAGAATTACATATTAATTATTTTAATCCTGATTATACATTAGATACTACATACTTAGATCAAGAACAAATGAAAGAAACAATTCAAGGATTCACAAAACAACTATTAAAAAGACAACAATACAGAGGAGAATAAATTATGAATAAACTAACACTTTTCGGATCACCAACTTGCGTACTATGCCAAACTTTAAAATTAAGACTAAACAATGAAGGTACTGAATTTGAATATGTAGATGTATTTGAAAATCCTGAGTTAGCAGGAGAAAATGGAATTATGTCCACTCCTACACTACTATATGGTGAAGAACGTGCAGTAGGTTTAGGTGCAGGCAACGAATTATTAGATAGAATCAAAGGGTAAAAGAGTGGTTTTATGACAAACTATTTAACTGAATTATCGTATCATATCGAAGCCATACGCCTTGAATATCACAAACAAGTAAGAAATGATACATTTAATCTGCGAACATTTGACTTCTTAGAAAATGAAATCTTTAAGCTTATCAAAGAAGTCGATAATATTAAATGGTCATTCCACACTATTATTCCTAAACTAAAATACAAACGTCAATTACAAGATATTTATATTGACATGTACTACTATTATTATATTGATAGAAAATAAAATATATATAAAGGGAGATTTTCAAATGTTTCAACAATTAAAATTAGGTCAAGAAGTAGTAGATATTGTAAACAAAAAGAAAGGTATTATCACAGCGATCAATGAGCCTGTAGCAACTGTAGACTTTGTAATTGGACAGAACCTCAATACTCGTACTAAAACTATTGAACAAAGAGACGTTCTACTATCTAACCTCTATCCAGCAAACACTCAATCTAATGAGCAAACTAATGTACATTATCAAACTGAAGTAGACAATCAATACAATCCATACAAAGATGTTCAAGATTTTCACATAGCTTTTAGCCACCCAGTAGCTTCTGTTCCTACACCAATGAGTCCTGAACGTGCTTCACAACGTGGAGGATATAAAATTGAGGAATTAGTTGAATTCTTATGGGCAAGTGTGCAAGGTGATGAGGAATTAACTCGTAAACTGGTAGCACAGCTTAAAGTAGATATGTACAAAGCATTAGATAAAGTAATTGCAAAAGGTTCATTCCCTAAAGAAGAAGTCTTATTACATCAAGTAGATGCTGTTACAGATATGAATTATTTCAACTATGGGACATTTGCTGAGTTAGGAGTTGACCCTAGACCAATCTTTAAGATTGTTCAAAGCTCTAATCTGTCTAAGCTTGATTCAAATAACCAACCTATTATTGATCCTATAACTAATAAGATTCAGAAATCAGAAAACTTTATTGAACCTGAACCAATGATTAAAGCAGAAATTCAACGTCAAATTAATGAGAAAATGGGGTATTAATCATGGAAAAAATCTTACGAAATCAATTTGAGCAAACCTTAATAAATATTGAGGACGTAGTAACAGAGAATCAATTATTAGGATTAGATTTTGATACATATGCACACGAAGATACAGGTGAAGTTGTTCTCAATTTATCAGTCACATTAAAAGAGCGTGATGTATTAGTTTCAGATAAATCAGAAACCGATACCTCCATTGATTATAGCCAAGTAAACGCATTAAATGATCTTAGCGAAGTTCTTCAATCTATATCTATTGCTCAGGCTCAACCTCCTGTAGTTGAAGTTTACAAAGGTAATACTGGTAACTGGGCTGTTCGTCATGACAACTTGTAAATTAGCCTTACCACTTCCCACTTCATTAAATAAATTATATACACAACAATGGAGTGGTGGAGGATTTACAGGTAAAAAAATCCTATCTAAAGTAGGTGAACAGAATCGTTACGATATTATGCTTAATGTGGAAAAACAAATATCCCTTCCTATTAATTTAGATTGGGATGTTTCTTACACTAAAGATCATTACATATTCATGGATATAGAAGCCTATGTCACTCGTTCTAACGTAGACCTAGACAACACGCTAAAGACTCTTAACGACTCAATACAGGCTACAGGACTTGTATTTATAGATGATAAGAAAGTCGTTCCACGATTCAATAGAGTATATATTGATCCAGATAATCCTAGAGTCGAATTAACATTCACTCAAACAGGTTGGAATGGTATCTTTGATAATTTTGCTAATAGAGAAACTTTTGAAAATAACTGTAAAACATGTTCACGTTATAGAAATGGTAGTTGCTCCATATTAAAGAAATCCCTCGATAATAAGATTCTTCCTGAAATCAAGTTATTTGATAACAAAGAAGATGAGTATTATTGCACAGCTTACAAGGAGAAAAAATAATGATTATTAAAAACAATAAGCTAATTGAACAAGCCAAACAAGATATTCAACATACTGCTTCAAATGAAATAGTTATACATATTGCAAAACAACTAAGTAAATATTGTTAATCCTAAAACACTCACTCATGTGGGTGTTTCTTTTTGTGGTAAATTAATTCCTAATGCTATATAATATAATCAAATCTAAAAAAATGGGGAGTGTAGAAAATGAAAACATGGTCAGATGAAGAGATTCAAATACTACATGATAATTGGGACAGACGTATGAACGAATTATTAGAGTTATTACCTGACCGAACTGTTCCTTCTATCCAGCATAAGATTAAACGGTTAGGTTATCAAAGGGATAAAACAATCCTTAGACAACAAGATTATGACTATATTCTTAGTAATTTATCAACCAAGTCTAATAAACAAATGGCAAGAGAACTCAATGTTTCCCCTCCTGTTATCACAAGAGCTTTAAAGGAACTAGGAATAAATAAAACTAATAACTGGACTCAGACCAATATTGTAAAAGTTCCTAATTCGCCTTTTAGTATTCAAGTATCCTATAAAAAAGTAATCGAGGTGGAATAGTATGGATGATTTATTTAAAGATGAAAAGAAAATAAAACATGTAGCCATGTACGCACGTAAGTCTCGTGGAGATGGTGTGGAGGATTTAGAGAAGCATATATCTACTATGAGAGCAACGTGTGAAGCATACAATTGGACTTATGAGTTGTTCACTGAAATCAAGTCAGGCAATACTATTATAGATAGACCAGTCATGTCAGAGTTATTAAATAAACTAGAGAATACTACTGAATTTGATGCACTCTTAGCATTTGACCAAGATAGATTATCTCGTGGTGGTTCTACAGATCAACAACAAATTATGTATATATTAAAAAAATCTAACACAATGCTTATCCTGTGTAATCCTTATCAATTCCTTGATCCTAATAATGAGTCACATGAGGAATTGATGAATATACGTTCCTTTACCGCACAAATGGAATTAAGACAAACTCGTAAACGTTTTGCAGCAGGTAAACGTATTGGTGCTACAATGGGTAATTGGGTATATGGAACGTCACCTTATGGTTATAAATACGATAGAAAAACTAAACGATTAATACTAGATGAGCATGAGTCTTCCATTGTTACTCGTATCAAGAATGAATTCTTAGAGGATAAACCTATATCCGACATTACTTGGAATCTTAATCAAGACCATATTCCAAGTCGTTCAGGTGGAATGTGGAATAAATCAGTAGTCAGAGCTATATTGAAAAACGAGGTTTATACTGGTTGCACTATATTTAATAAGTCTCAAGGTACTCCAGAGAATCGTTCTAAGAATAGATATAGTATTTCTAATCCATATAAACCTAACCCTAAATCAGAGTGGAAGTATATATACAACACTCATCCTGCTTTAATCTCAGAGGAAGAGCATAAGCTTATTGTGTCTCAAATAGAAAGTAGGGGACATAAGAGAAAATCTGAAAAACGAAATATCTATGCTTTGTCAGGATTAGTTAAGACACCTGATGGGGATACCTATAGTGTAAGACAATCAAAAAGGATAAATTCACTGACTACATTCAATAAAAAATATAAAGATACCCCTTGCTACATTGTAGAAGATGCTATTATGACCACTTTAGAAGTTATGAAGGATAGATTAGAAGAACAATTAGAAAAGAAAGATACAGGGGAGGTAAAAAAATCATTAGAAAAACAACTAGCTGATATTAACAATCAGATTCTTAAAGCGACTCATGCCATAGATAGAGCAAAGGAAGGATTTTTAGAGGGAATATTTGAATCAGAGGAAATGAAGAAGATTCAGTATGACAAAGGGATAGAAATATCTCAATTAGAAGATGAAGCAAATAAATTGAGGGTAAAATTAAATAGCATATCCAATGCTGATAACTTAGAAAGAATCAATCGTATAGATGATCTACTAAATAAACTTACTCACAATGAATTTACTGAAGAACAAAAGAATGATTTATACAAAAGTATTGTCTCTAGTATAATTTTAAAAAGAGAGATAGACTATGAATTAGATGTTATAGTAAATTTTCTTTAATGGAATAGGTCTTAAACCTAGCTATAATGCACATTGGTACAAATATTCTTAATGTTAAAAGAAGTTGAGAATATGGATGTTCGGTATCATATGTGTGACCTATTCCAAGATACACCAATTATTATTCGGTATCCGAAAATTTATGTTTATTATTTTTTAAATATATCGTATAATTTGTTAACGGTATATTTTATGGAATTTGAAAAAAATATATTATATAAAGTTGACTTTAAAAACAAAAAGGAATATATTAAATATAGAACATATGTTCTATAAAAAACCAAAGGGAGTGTTGGGTTAATGCATCAATTCAATATAGATTTAAAAGGATTTCAACAATTTACAGAAGAAGAATTATATCTTTTAGAACAAGATACCATTGAAGGCGTTGTATGTATTCGCTCAATTGAAGGAACGGTAATTATTAAAGCACCAGTTAAAATTTCTATTAATGAAATTATCTATCATATGAATTCGCCTTTACAAACGAAGATTTCGTAATTCGTCTCTACAAACAAAGAAATTCCCCCTCCTACAAAAAAATGTAAGAGGGGGAACAATTATTAATTTCCAATAAGCAGAGGGAATACAACACGAGTAAATACTTCAAATAAAGCAAACACTCCAGTTAGTATAATACCTAATGTCTTGTTACTTAGTTTCTTTTCTTCTAACTTGATAGTCATGGACTCAGTATTAGATTTTAATTGGACTTTGATTTCAGATATGTCACTATGGACTTTACCGAATTCTTCATTAGTCTTTTCAAATTGTTTCACTGTGTTCATATTAGAACTTTTCAATTCTTCAGCAATATTATTCATGCTATTACTGAATACTTTTGTATTATTCTCCATTGCTTTGATTGTCTCTTTAAGTGCTGTTACTAACACAGTAGTCTCTAAATGTCTCTGACTATTCTTATCATGGAAATTATGTAGTTTTTCATTGGTTATGTCAATCTGATCTTCCAGCTTATTAACCCTGTTTTCTAATGATGTGATTCTATCGTTGGTCATTCTTATTTTTTCTTCCAAATTCCTACAACTCCTATAAACAATAAAAATAGTTGAGCTACCATTAATGCCATTGCTGTATAGCTAGTTACAAATAAAGAAGCACCAGCTAAACTAGCTAATGAAAAGAAGAAATAAATAATTCCACTGAAGAAAGAGCCTGCCAACAATAAATAATAGACAATCACATTTTTAAAAAACACACTTGAGAATATCATAGCTGAAGCAATCAATAAGATGATTCCTAGTGACTCAATAGAGCCAAAAGAACTCAATACACCATATAAAGGAGAAACTGTTGTTAGATTCTTTTTGTCAGCTACAATCCACTCATATGCTCTGATAAGCCCTAAGAATCCCACCAACATAACAAACAGATTAGCCATTAGCACATGAGCATCAAGATTTTTTGTACAACTCCTTATCTTATGTTTCATTATTCTACCACCTATCTATAAATTATTTTTTAACGTATGGTCGAATAAAGTGACTTACTCCTGTATAGTTGTCAGTGCGTAGTTTACATGGAGTATCAGCTTCACCATCCCAATTTTGTTCTAATATCGTAAACGTATTCAAGTTAATATCTCCATAAACTAGACCAATATGACCGTATTTATTATCAAAATTACCCACTGTGAAAACAGCAATATCACCTTTTTGTGGAAGTGTATCTGGTTTGTTTTCAATTAACTTCCAACCAGTTGGCAATTGATTAAGGATAGCGTCTTTTGCGTTACCCCAAAATCTAAATTTACCTCCAGTAAGATCTAAACCATATTGTACTACAACATCCATACATTGATAACCATACACCAAATCTGGATCTATATACTTGCCTATATAAGAATCAAGCAACTTATACATTTCTTGTTGAGTAGGAATATAAATTTTTTCTTTACTTGGTACTTTTTTTTTAGCAGGCGTAGTTTGTTTTAAATTAAGCACTTTACCTACAACAATTAAATCTGATTTCAGATTGTTCCATGCTTTTAAATTAGCGACTGTAATATCATGATTTTTAGCAATCTTACTTAAAGTATCACCTTTTTTAACAACATACGTTGAAGGTTTAGTTGCTTCTTTTTTAACTTCTGTTAGATTTAATTCTATTCCAACTGGTAGGGGAGTATTCATAAGTTGTTTATTAAACTTTCTAATATCAGAAACATTAATACCATATTGTTTCTTGATTGATAATAAAGTATCGCCTTTTTTAGTCTTGATACTACTAGGTTTCTTTGTTTTTGTTTCAACCACTTTTTTCTTCTCTTTAGCTGTTTCGGTTTTCACTGAAATTTTTTTCTCAGTTACAATCTCTTTACCGTTAATCGCATCCGCAATGTCTTTACAGTAGGCATCAGTGTTTTTTTTGATGTAATCCATATCCTTAGAGCTTGTGATAAATCCTAATTCAACTAATCTATAATTTATTCCGTAGTCCTTAGCTAAGATAACATTTAATAGATTATCTCTGCCATCAACTGTTCTTATTAACCCAACATGCTTCTTAATAGCAGATTGAATTCCTAGATCAATCTTATCAGCTTCTAATCCTTTACCAATGATGACATGACCACCACTAGCTGAAGCACCTGCTGCATCTAAATGAAATTCAACAACAATATCATACTTCTGTTGAGCTACCCAATACATTCCATAATCTTTATGATTGTTTACAGCTTGCCCATACGCTGAATCACGGAAACAGTCCTGCTCCATTTTAGAACCACCATATAATGAAACTTTATGACCAGCTTCTTTTAAGTATTTAGATACTTTAGGAACAATATTTTCTCTAATAAAGTCACGTTCGTTTGTTCCATTACCTACTGCACCAGAGTCGTTGATCCATTTATTAGAATAATAATCAAACCCCCGACCATGCCCAGCTATCAATAATATTTTCATATTACTCAACTTCCTCTGCATAAGATTTTGGCGGGATATTGTTATCTTTGTCTTCGTCAACTACATCAGGATTCTTAGTATTATCTACTTCAATATCGGACTTCTCCGTCACTTCTTCAGACCCTTCAAATTCCACTTCACCTTTATCTAATTGCTTTTTAAAGTTCTTTGCTTTGATACCATTTTCTGTAAATCCGTTATCCTTCCACCACGCCCAGAGTGCAGCGCCCACTGTAAAAATAATCGTCAGGCCATTTGTCATCTGCTCATCTGTAAACGGCAGAGGATTATGACCTGCCATCACCATAGTCTGATTAAATAACGCAACCGCTAAAACAATCGTCCGAATCCATGTGCCAGTTGAAATTTTTTCTTTGTTCATTTTTCTTCCTCCTCAATTTAAATAGGACACCTCTTTGAGATGTCCCTAAAAGAATATTTGTGCGAATCCGAATGCCGCGACAATGATTGAGACAACGCCACCGATGATGGATGTAATGATGGTCGCATTGCCTTTCTGTTTTTCAGTGACTGAGTTCTTGACTTCTTCTAAATCTTCTCGTGTCTCTTGAACGTCCCGCTCATTATTGATGAGCCTTTCGTTAAACCCCTGCATGTTGGTGTTCAGATTGGACAGATGGCCGTTTGTCTCTTTTTGGCTCTCAAGCAACTGTGACGTTGTGCCGGTCAATGTCGTTACCAGTATTTTTAAATCGCTATGCAGACCGAAATGTCGGTTGTCCACTGTGTTGATTAAATCCCTGATCTCACCGTTGCATTTTTCCCACTCGTGTCGTGGCACATAGTAGTCATGACTTCTTTCTGTCATATAATTCAGCACCTCCAAAAAACCCGACCAACGCACAGACGGATGACAGCACGGCGAATTGTGCGGGCGACAGCCAGTTGATGGCATTAAAAAGTGGTGCACTTGTCATCAGAAAGTACATCACGGCATTTGACGTGCCACCGATAAATAAAAATAGTGACGTCATATTATTCTTTTTAGGCAGCAACCAGCTTGATCCGATTAAAAACAGGCTCGTGACTGTTATCATGGCTCCCCATGCCCATATGGGAAGTATGTTGTGTATTGCCTGATAAAACTCGCTGTCATTCAGCACTGATTCCTGTTCCCTTAACCAAAACAATCCACGGGCTAAAGTAAACAGCCCCAATCCAAACAATAACGAGCTTGCCAGCATTTCTGATAAAGTCAGTTTCTTCATTCTCCACTCTCCTTTTTTATAATAAAAACTCCTCACTGAGTGAGAGGTTGGAAATTAAACCAATTTATAACGCTTTAGTTCTTGATAAATCATGTTCTTAATTTCACTGGCCGGATATGCTAAATCAGCAACTGCGGTATAAGGCAATCCTTGTATTTGTGCATAGACTACGAGTTTGTCAGGCGATGTTTTTGCGATACACCCAAATAAATCCTGCCCGCCTCTGACTGGCAAATTAGGGTACTCATAAATCATCGTTGCTTTAGTTGGTGTCCCCGCGCAGATGATCGGTGGCACATCATCAAATTCCGACCGGAACGAAATCAACACACTGCCGCTTAATTCGTCGTACCAACCGCGAATCGCAAACATGTTAAGTCCTGCATGATAATCTTTAGCAGCATAAGTACGCTGCACCACTTCTTCCATCACATTTTCTTTTCGTGGCACTCCGAACATGCCATTGTTAGCATTATCAGACCCCATCACAAGGCCAGCAGGGGTAGCAACAATAACTGTACAACCGTTTGTATCCTCTTCTGGATACTGATGTCCTGCAATACCTAGTGAGGCAAGAACGCCGTCACGATAACCTTCAGGTTGCAACCACGTGGCACCGTCATCTGTTGACACATAAATACCACCACGTCGTCCATGACCTTCAGCAAAATAGAATCTATCGCCCCATCTATCGTAAGCAACGCCGTGCAGATGCGTCTCTGAATTTATTGTTTCGCCATGCTGAACCAAGCTATCCCACACAACGTTAAAGGTATTGCCGCTGTCCGTACTGATCCATACGAATCGGCTGTCCACCCAGTTAGGCACACTCGCCCCGTATTCGCAGAGGATAAACTTCTTGCCATCGCCGTCAAACGAAAACTGGAACAATGTGCCGTTTGCATGTTTCGCAACTTTATTTTCACTCCATGTTATGTTAGGTGTCCCCCATCCGATAGATTTACGCAGGTCTGTTGCAGTCATGGCTAAAACTTCGCCATCACTTGTCGGCATCAGTCTACTCATCCATCCATATTCCGTATGCTTCCAAGTGCGATTATGCTCTGTCCACGTCTTGCCGTTGTCAACGCTGTAACTGATGGCACCAAGTCCTGCTGTATATCCCCACATCTTGTCATCAAAGTAATCAATAAAACGAGGCCCTGCAATACCGGGCGATTCTGTCGGTGTCATTGTCATATTGACTGCTTGCGGGAACATCGGCATAGGTTCCGTATCAATCAATTCCGTAACGCCTTGTGCAATCAGATCAGTTCTGATTGATTTGTAGCCTACAAAAGTAGTTGCCATCTTACCTTTTTCAACCTGTACTTTTGGCTTTTGATTGGTTGACGATACGTATAGAAAGGCTAAACCGTCTATCGTTGCTTGGAACGTGTATTGTTTCAACGAACCGTTGAACACCAATAATTCTTTGATGCTTTGTGTATTGCCAGTCGAAAAGTTCGGCATTGCCGTTCCTATCCCTAAAGTAAAACGGTCAGCTTTCAAAGGTTCATGGATTTTAATCGTGTAATACTCATTCGTTTTAATCGGGAACACTACTGTGTTAGCGTCAGGATTTGTGTTCATCAGAACAGCAGTCTGACCCAGTGTGCCGCCGACAATCCACGGATAAAAGTTGCCGTCAAACAGATTGCGCTCTGAATCGACCATAATGCTGTCTAACGATGACGCGTTCGATTTAGGTAGTACACTTTGTGATATAGTTCTTGCAGTTGTATATGCAGTAGGTGCCGTTCCCTCTTCGACTTGCAATCTTGGTTCTTTATTACCGCTAGATACATTGATAAAAGCATACCCGTCAATTGGAGATGTAAATGCACCTTCCTTCTGTATATCGTTGTAGATTAAAAACTTTGTCAACGCTGCGCCACCTGTTGATGGATCAAATGTAGTCGGGATGGACGTATGGACAGCTATCCTGTACGCATCACTCAATGATGGGTCATGTACTTTTACATAGTACGTTTTGTCTTTTGATACTTTCACAATAGCTGTACGTCTGGACGGGTCATTGTTAAATAAATAACCTGTGCTACCCTGTGCGCCACCAATATAATAAGGGTGGTAAGTACCATTAAATAAATTGATAGACGGGTCGAATATGCTATCAAAGTTATTAATCGCACGTTCTGCTTTAGTGTCTGCCGTATTAGCAAGTGTCAACGCAGAACTTGCTTTAGTGTCTGCCGTATTAGCAAGTGTCAGCGCAGAACTTGCTTTGGTGTCTGCCGCCTTAGCTAATGTCATGTCTGGTTCAGGTATAAATTCTTTCGAGATAATTCTCGACGGTATATAAGTCGTGGCTGCTGTCCCTTCCTCAACCTGCAAACGAGGTTCACTTGCATTGTTTGAAACGTTGATAAACGCGTAGCCTGTCAAAGTTGATGTAAATGCACCTTCCTTTTGAATATCGTTGTAGATTAAAAAATTAGTGATTTTCGCACCATTTGTACTAGGTTCATACACGGTCGGTATTACTTCATTTAAACCTATTCTGTAATTATTACTCAATGATGGGTCGTGTACTTTTACATAATACGTTTTGCCTTGTACCACTGGAATGATTGCTGTTCGCCTTTTATCATCGCCTTTAAACAAATAACCACTTGTACCTGTTGTGCCACCCAAATAATATTTATGATATACACCATCAAATAAATTTCGTGTTTTTTCAAAGAATGTCGTTTTTTCGGGTTTAATACTACCATCAGTAATCACAGCATCCTTACCTTTTAATGATGCAATCCACTCCTGTTCCGTCCCCACAAAGCCGTTCGCCACTGCTGATTCATAGGCGGATTTACCAGTATCACCTTTAACACCTTTAATAGCATTTAAATAATCATTGACCGTACCTGTGTTACCTTGTTGTAACCACACTTCATAAGCTGAATAACCCTCATCACCTTTTACTTTAAGTAACTCTAATTGTTCAGAGGTAAAATCTTCAAAGGTAAAAGCTTCACCTTTGAAACGATCTGGATTAGCTTCAATAACAGATATAATCTTATCATCTAAAATTGCTATATCAACTATTTTTTCAATGATTTTATCTATTCCACTATCTCTAATCTCAAAATCAAAGTTAGACACATGGACACTTTCTGTTCCATCTTCTGTCTCCAAGAATAGTTTTGCTCTAACTCTACCTACGTGGATAATAACTTCTTCTGAGATATTGTAAGTAATTTCTCCATTAAAACCGTCTGTCACTTCAACAGGTACTTTTGTAAAAATCGAACCGTCTGCACAAAATAGATTTAATATAGGTTTCATAGTAGTAGAAGTTAAATCAAAAGGGATACCGTTTTTTGTGATACGAATGATGATACTTGCTGTATTTTTATCCTTAGAATAAAATACGGATTTTATATCACCTATATTCACGTTTTGATCGTCAATATTTGCAGTAACTCTAGCTATTTTGTAATTTGTCATATTTCTTTAAATCCTCCTCAAATTGTTTTTAAACAAAAACAAAAGAAAGTGAATAAACACTCTCTTTTATGTATAAATATTAACTTTGCCATGTAGCAGTTGAAGTTCCACCTTTGTTCAACCAAATTTTATATGTTGTCGTAGATGTTGTACCTCCATTAGCTCTATGGAACAAGCCTTTGGTAGAATCAGATGCACCGTAAGTTACTCCATTAAAGTCATAGCCATATCTACCATTAGCATCTGTAGTAAATGTAATATCTTTGACTACAGGGTTAGGGTTCAAATAACTACCGCCAAGCATTGTGACTAACGTTGAAGCTGTCGCAACAGTGTCAGAAGCTTTTACTCGAATTGTGTACTGAGTATTAGGCTCAAGTGTGAAGAATCCCCAACGTGATTGACCTGCTTCTGCTGTAATCGTAACAGTGTCCGTTCCACCTTTTACATTAAGTGCAAAGGCTTCGCTGTGACTTATTGTATATGTACTATTCATCACTAACTTACTTGCTGACCCACCAGCCTGTGGAATTGTTTTATCTGTAAAATCAAATGTCGTTGTATCCCATAAATTCGTTCCTGTTCCAGCAGTTACGACCTGAATGGTTACTGTTGTTCCAGTGGAAACATTGTTAGCTGAATCCTTAGCTTTTACAGTAATAGTCTCTCCAGCAACAAGGTTACTCGCAATAATACTCCAAGCACCCGAACTGTTTGCTGTTGTCGTACCTGTGAAACCACCTGTTAAAGTAATTGTACTATTTTCTTCTGCTGTACCAGAAATAGTTGTGCTATTGGTATAAACAGGGTTAACCGTTGGTGCGTTAGGTGGTGTTGTATCTGTTGGAATCGTTGTACCCGTTCCACCATTCGTTAAAAGATATTCTAGCAGAGGTGTTTGATAATAAATATCTAATGCTTCATCTGTTCTTGATTTAACTTTGGTCGCTTTAGATGTTGAAGCAATTGTGAATTTACCTCGTTGTACCATCATATTCTCAATAACAGATAGTTTATCCCCTGTACCAAAATCAAGTTCAATTGTAGAAGATTTTTCTGATCTAAAAATGTTATCTTTCATAATCGAGTTCTGAAGTAACAATTTAGACACTTTAGATTCATTAGCACTGTAAGAAAATACATTGTTGATAAATGTAAACTGTCGTCTATTTTTATATTGGACAAGAGAATCTAAGAATGAATTTCGCTCAAAGTGAACTCTATGCAATCCATATTGTCCAACAGGTACATCATTGTAAGTCTGTGTGCCATCATAGTTTGTCCATAAATCACACTTCTCAAAGTTATTCCCAATAAAATTAGTAGTCGCATTTGCAGGTTCACCATTAATAACACCTGTTTGTTCATTGACTAATCCAGCACCAAATGGAATAACTTTAGCATAACTTCCATCATTCATTAACCCTCTGAAGTCGTTACCAATAAAATCGCATCCTCGCAGAGAAGAGTTGATCATATAATAGTTGCCTGATACAGTAGGGCAGGTTTTAAACACATTATTTTCAAATGTTAAAAATTTAGTGAGCATAGTAGAAGTATTCGCTACATTACCGCCAGCATTATTATAGAAGAAACATTGTCTAATCTTAGCATGTCCATTCCACTTATCTGCTCTCCATTGAGAAGCTGTATTATTATCACCAGCAATTTCACTGAAATGTGGTTCAATATCTAATCCCATAGCAGGAGAATAATAAAGTTGTTGGTTTAGACTATTCTTTAATGTACCAGCATTTGTGAATTCAGAACGTGTTATTTCAAAGTTAGTACCACCAATCATCGCAAATGATAAACGACCTCCACCTGAGAATACACATTCATCAAATGAGAAGAAATCTGAGTGTGTTGCTTTATAAGTAGAGTAATTCATAGAAGAGTTAATATTTACACAGTCAACAGCAGCGTTTAAGAATTTAGAACGTTTAACTTCAAAGAACTTACAACCACTAAATTCAATCATGTGCCCGACAGTTTCAGCTAAAGTCTTCCCATTATATTTAATATTTGCATTAGCTGATTGTGTCCCAATGGTAGGAAATGTGATTTTATGACCTTCGCCATCTACTACTAATCCCTCAATGTATAGATTTTCACATCCAACAAATTTAAATAAGTTTAAATGACAGTTCTTTGATCTGTAATAATCACCAACAAGATAATCAAATCCACGTTCAAAGCCAGCTCTTGGCATTGAAACGAACTTAACACCACTACCAAAGATACGATGATTTTTACCAGTCCATATAATATCATCAGCAGAGCCAGCTAATGTGTTTTGTTCATTGTTCACCTGTCTGACGCGTTGTGAACGAATTTCACCAATTTTTAATGAAGGATTAATCTTATAGTCACAACCTGTGTTTGTATTAAAATGATTAGCCCATGCTTTAATTGCATCATAATTATCAAACGAAGCATTTTCAGGGAGTGAAGTATCTTTTAATCCAAACTTTGCTACCACATCGACATAAGAAAGAACATTTACAGGGGTAGTTGTACCATTTCCTCCTGTATTCAATCCATTAATCTTAGCTTCTACAGTTGTACCATCTGCCATTGTTACCTGTGCTGCTGTATGTGTATGGTTTGTATTAGATTTATCATCTAATGAGCTTTGTAGATTAGTAATATCGCTAATTGTATGTGTATGACCTAATTTAGAATAAGTGATATCATGGTTATGAGTCTTATCAGATTTGGCATCTAAAGCAGTTTGAAGTCCTGTAATTTCACTTAGAACATGCGTATGTCCAATTTTGCTATATACAGTATCATGGTTGTGTGTACTAGACGCTTTACCATCTAAACTTGTCTGAAGATCAGACACATCTGAGATAGTATGTGTATGTGTTTTATTAGCTTTTTTAGCCATTTCAGTAGCAAAATCTGTAATCTGAGAAGTTGCATGTGTATGTGTTGCACTAGCTTTTTCATCAAGTGTATTTTGCAAATTTGTTATTTGAGCAATCGTATGTGTATGAGAAGAAGGTGCTTTGTTATTTAATGCAGACTGTAAGCCTGTTGTATCAGCAATGGTATGTGTATGACTCTTAGGTGCATATTTAGTATCAGCATCAATAGTTTTTTGATAAGTTGTTAAATCGACTGATTCTCCAGCTTGAACTGTAGATAATTTATTGTCGATCTCAGACCTAGTGTAAGTTCCAACTTCAGAAGCAGTGTGAGTGTGTTCTAACTTACTATATAAATCATCATGTTTATGACCTGTATCTGCTTTGTTATTCCAATTCACTTTATCAGCTAAAGTAATATGAATATCATTATTTAAGAGGTGACTATCTAACCCCATAATATCTGAAATGGCATGAGTATGAGACTTTGTTGCATATAATACATCAGCATCTTTTTTCAAGACGTATTTAGCAAATTCAACTGTATTGTCTAAACGATAAGATGTTTTGACATCATTAATAACTAAATATCCATCAACCACAGAAACCTTGTCACCAGAACCAATATCAGCACCTTTAATCCAACTAGAGACACCTGATTTACGGACATACAACACTGTTCCAACTAAGTAGGTACTTGGTGTCGTTCCTACTGGTAATTCCGATATAGTTGAAACCACGCCATCAATTTGTAATCCTTTTCCTTTTAAACTATCTATCCATTCTTGTTCTGTTCCTTTAAATCCATTTTTAACAGCAATAGCATAGGCTGATTCACCTTTAATATCACTGTTGTTTTGAATAAACGTGTTTAACTTTGTCTGTAGTTGAGTATTAATATTGCTTAATACACGATTTTCAATTGTCTTTATTGTATCTAAATTAACAGCATTTTGGGGAACAACATCTGCTGATCGGGTTATTTCAATTTTATGAGACTTATCAGATGGAAATTTTTTATTATTAAACTCAATTTCAATATAATAGCTTCCCACAGGTAAAACATTTGAGATAACAAAAACTAATTTTGAACTTTTAACCTTGCATGTACTAGAGTAAATAACTCGATTATATTTATCAGACAAATAAACTTCTGCATCTCCACTTGTTGAGTTGCCTAATAATGAAAAAGGATTATGTGTTTGTAATAGCTGAATGGCAATTGGAGAACGATCCCCTTGCTTTATCTTAATCGCTTTGTCTTCCTTAAAATTAACAAATATAATATTGTTAATACTTTTCATAGCCATCTTTTCAACTCCATTAATTGAAAAAGTCAGTTAGACATATATCTAACCGACTTTTATATATTTTATTTTTTATGTTAATGTTTTTAATTTCTTAATTGTTCTTTTAATTCATCAATCTGTACTTGTTGCTTTTTAACTACATCCCAAAGAATAGATACCATACCGTAAATATCAATCGCATCACCTTCATGCAATACTTCAGGAGAATCCTCTAAGATGACACCATATTTAGTTTTGTTGACACCAGCTTCTAAATCGGTATTCAAGTTATACTGTTTAATATCTGTTTGTTTTAATATATCTAACGTATCAATCTCTAAATCTTTGATATTAGATTTATATTTACGACTAGATACAGAGTTAAACTTACTTGCTTTAACAGGTAAATAACCGATACTTTTACCACTATTGTATCCTCTTTTATTAGTGACACGTAGCTCACCAGCAACACCAATATAAAAGTTGGTACTACCTGTTACAATTCCATCAGCTTGCAATGAAGTTTTAGAAGAAAGATTTCCTGTACCACTACCATTAAAGTAAACTGATTCTTTACCGTTACGTGAAGTAATAGTGTCCGCTTGAATCTTACCAATGTTCAATGCGACTTTAGAAGAAGGAGAGCCTGAACCATCTACACCATGAATAACATTTTGCTTCTTAGAGAATTTGAATCCAGATCCTAAGTTGGTAGTGGTATCACCGTAAATCATGTATCCAGTTAAACCGCTGTTAACTCCAAAAGTAAAGTCGTTTTTACCACTACGAATATCTTCATGAGGAGATAATACAACATGAGATTTCTTAGAACGGTTATGAACAGAATTAGCAGCATGTATATGAATCTTATTACCATTTGATTGTAAACCAATAGCTCCATTTGCAGAATATAATGTTAATCCACGACTGTCAGAATATTCATGAGAGAAGAATTCAATCGTACCAGAGGACACATTAGTGCTAGTTGAAGAAAGGTATTTACCCGTACCGTCTCTATAAGTAGAAATACCATCAGATGTGTAATATAGTGAACGTGCGTTAGGGTTGCTATGGTCATTCCAGTCTTTAGTATAGTCATATCCATAAACATTGCTATCAATCAAATCTCCTTCGGGGTCGGTAATACGAAGCATACCATCTACAAATTGGATAACTTGTGTACGATTACGTTTCTTACCATCTCTCCATGTACGCTCATAATAACCTTTTGATACTAAAGTACCTGCTTTAATAGATACAAATGCATTAGGATCAACCACATTATTCGTCTGTTTGAATACCACAGCACCATCGAAATCAATATTACTCGCTTTAATTTTAATAGATTCAGCAGATTGGTTGATGATGGATTTTACCTGAGTTGCTCCAACTTTTTTAGAGACAACTGAAGTTAAATTATCAGCAGACTGCTCAATAGTAGACATGCGAGAATTTTGGCTGTCAATAGTTGAATTAAACACATTCTTTTTGACAACGTTAGTATTTAATTCAGTCTCGATAGTTCCTACACGATTATCATTGCTCGTTTTATATGCTGTTAAAGTAGAATTCACTGAATTAATTGAAGCGTCAACATCTTCAGGAGCAGGAGTCCAGTCAGTAGGGCGAGTGCCATGTTCTACTTTAGGACTTGTTAAATAGACAATACTATTTAAATTCTTCGGATTGTAAACGTAGAAGTTTAGTTTTATTTCTTGCGTTGTATCATTTTTATATGAAACAGAAATACGTTTCCAATCTGTGTTTTTATTATAGGTTGCAGCGGCATAAGTTGTTGTACCAGCATACAATCTTAAAGTGGTAATTGAGTTGTCAGGGTTAGCAGCACTATGTTTAATCCAAATACTCGCTGTTACTTCTTGATTAGGTAATACACTAATAGCATTAGTAGAAATAGAATGTGTGTAGACTGGAGGATTAGCAGTGTCATTAACTTGTGTAACTTTAAAAACATTTAACCCTGTTTGAAATATCTCAGTAGTTTTTTCTACACTATGGTAAGTAGGGATACCTGTTAAATCATATTTTCTAATTAAGTTTCTAGTACCAATTGTTAAATCTTCTAACTTTTTATCAGTTGCAGCTAAAGCAGTTTTATCAGCTTTGATATTATATAAATTCTGAATATCAGTCGTATCATATCCACTGATTGCTTCCCAACCCATTGCATCAATCCCATCGTATCGGAACACCTTATTCTCATCAATAACAAATACAGTGTCCCCATTGTTAGGATTAGGGTAGGTAGAGTTTCTTAGTTCAAGTGTTTTTACATAAGGTAACCAATTTAACTTGTTTTCATCCCCTGAACGATTAGCATAATCTCCCGCAGCATTAGCATAGTCACCACGATCTTCAGCGTATTCACCTTGACGTTGAGTAACTCTACCAACTTCTTCAGTTTGATTGAATAACTCTTGAAGCATAGTTAAATCACTTGCGTCACCAGTTGTCTCATAATCTTCATAAACTTCATATCTAAAAGCAAGTGAAGTTACACGGTTTCTATCTTTATATGAAGAAAATCTTGCTGTATAAGTTCCTACATGTTCCATATCAGCTTTTCTTAGTTCATACACAATAAATTGTGAGCCATCATAATAAGCCAATCCTGTGTTATTAGTCCCAGTAGCTTCGTGAACTGTGCTAACAGTGAAACGCTCACCACGTTCTAAATTCATTTTTTGTCCAGCATCATACAATTCAATATTCAAATAGGCTGAATCGTACTGAACGATTCTAATGACTGGATTAGGCATTTGTTCCTTAATATCAAGCTTTAAAGTGTAATTGTTAGAAAATGGTATCATTAAATAAAATCCTCCTTTTGTTCATAAAAAGAGCGACAACATTCAAGTTATCGCTCAAAATTTTGTTATTATATTTCACTTTGATCAACAATCTTATTGGCTGTAGCATTTTTTACTACATGATAAACAATAGTTCCTAATGTACTCTCGTCAAAATGTGTTATTGTAATACAATGACTCCATATATTTACCACTGTTTTTCCTCTTTCTTGAGCGATATGGTATTGAATTTAATTAGTTAACAAGTTTTCTTTTTACAATTCGCTCTTATGATTTTATTTAATATAATTAAAAAAGAGACTACTTTTCAGCAGTCTCTAGTTTACTAATTTTTTCTTCTAATTGTTTTATATATTGTTCCTGTAAGTTAATAACTTTCTCAGGTTCAACATAGATAAACTGTGATTTATCAACGGATTGAGCTTTCATCTCATCAGTTAGTAATTTATTTAATGAAAAAGAGTTATTTTCTTCTTCATAGATGAAATATCTACCAACTTTGCATCCAATCCTTAATTCTGTGTACCCATTTCTGAATAACTCCAAATCTTCTTGGTTATTGGTTATTTTAACAGATTCACATTTATCATCAATATTAATTATTTGATTATTCTCATCAACATAAACAATACTATACATAAACAACTGTCACCTCCAAGTACTTACTTAATTCACCATAATGAGCTAAATCGTTGGTTGTAGCTTTAATACCAAAACCAGCATATGTATTTTGATTGATCAGTGACTTAAATGTACTTGTTACATCAACTGTTTTAGATTCAGACCAATCCAATATAATTTCTTTTGACGAACTAGAAAATGAGGGGCGACCTGATGGTTGAGAACTGTATTTATGCATCCGTAAATTAAATTTAACATTAGAAGTTTTACCGATTTTTGAACGTCTCGTTAATTTAACTTTAATTGATTTAATCGCTTTTCCACTTAATACAGACCTCATTGAATTACCCGAAGAGTCTTCTAAATTCCACCAAATACCAACTTGCAATGGTGAACCATAGCCTTGTCCTTGAACTGGATAACCGTAATGATGATTCCCCGACCTTGCCCAACTATTGTATCCAGAATATCTGAAATGGTTTGCTTTGCTTGTTTTAAATGTTTTCGTTTTAGTTGTTGAAACTTTTGTTGGAGGTTTAACAACCGTTGGTTCTGGATAAGTGGCATCAGTCGTATTGATATTGCCTGCATACGAGGTACTAGCATCATTTGCTTTTCCTAAAGGAGCTTTTCCATTAATATTGATGTTACTACCTCGCCATGCAATCGCACCATAACGTGTACCTTGACCTGTATTATTAAACATATAGACACTGTTTAAGTACGAAGCACTTACGCAATCAGTAACGTTTTGAATGTCACAGTTAGTGATGAAAGTATTTCCACCGCCATAACAGTTAATCCCTTTTAAATCAGGTGCATTGTTACCATTAAAGCTCAAGTTTTCAAAAGTTACATAGTGTGAATAGTAATTTTGAATCATATAGTTTTTTTCATCGTCTAAAACGTTGAAGTTACCATTTTTCACAGCAATCCTGCATTGACACCCATCAATACTGAAACGTGCTGTACTTGTGATACCATTAAAGTTAATATCTAAATAACCACCGCCTAATTTTGATTTAAGAATAATGTGTTCGGATGGATCAGCAGAGGCGTATGAAGGTAAAACATCAATGAAAAATCCTGTCCCTAGAATATCGGGTAGTAAATCAATAGCTTCATTAATGGTTCGAGTTTTATAAATATTTTTTTCATCATTGTAACCCACATCATTTTCTCCTGCGTCTAAGCCGAGTACCTCGATTGCCATACCATCTGTACTTTTTGAAGCAATATAATCATTCTGTATTTTATTTTCTACAATTAAATCCTGAACAGTGAATTGGTCTGCACCTTTATTTTCAGAACTGATTTGAAATAATACATTGTTTTCTTCATCTCTAAAGTTGATTTCACCTGCTGGAACAGTCACTTTTTTATTTTCATCAATAACTGCTGATGTGGTCTCATTGCCTTCTTCATCATAGGAAGTCTCATAAACAATATTACCTTGAGAATCAGTTTTATAACCATAAGTATAACCACCAATGTTTAATTCTCCACCTGTTAATTTATTCATGGTCAACTTGTCAACATGAGCATCGTTAATTACAGCATATTTAATTTTTGAGATACCTTTAGATATTGTAATATCACCATCGCCCAATTCAATAAGATTAGAATTTAGTTTGATAGAATCAGGATCAAGCGTTGCAATAGATTTATCTCCATTGGTTTCAGAGGTAACAGTAAAACCATCGGTTACAACATCCAATACTGTTACAGCTTTATTTGCGGTAGTCTGGGCTTTTTTTGTTAGTTCTTGTAAAGCCTGTTGAATAGAAGTGTTGTAATTTGTATAAGCGATTTTATAATCAGTTAATAATGTATTAATCAATTGTTTTTCTTCAGACGATACCTCGTCATTAGATATATAAATATTAAAGTTTTCCTTTAAATTATTATAAGCTTGTATAAAAACAGATTGGTTACTGGTTAACGCTTGAATATTGGAGGAGGGTAGTGAAGGATTTGAGATGATGTCATTATAATTATCTTCTAAATCTTTATACTCACGATCTACAATATCGTTATGAGTTTTTAGTCTAGCTCGTTCTTCTGCTGTAATAACACCATCATCTATTGCAAGCCCGATTTCTGTCTGATAGCTAGAGAAAGCATCATTAAAATCTTTTAAATCATTTTTATATTCTTCACGTAATCCTTCTATAGCACCAAGTGCTACATCTTTAATACTTTTACTAATATCAAAAATGCTGTTATCATATTCTGATACATAATTTTGTCTTGCTTCTTCCATAGCATTAAAATTATTCTGATAATCAGTTATCTCTTCAGGTGTCGAACTTCCGTCTGAAATCATAGCTTCAATTTGAGTTGTGTAAGTATCAAACTTAGATTTGTATTCGTTATAAGTATCTGTTAATATTTGTTTTTGTTCAGCGGATAAATCTGGGTTGTTAGAGATAGTATTAAATCTATTTTCAATATTCATCTGTTCCGACTTCAATCGGATTAAATCATTTTCAATGTTTATTTTCTCAGTGGCATTAACAATACCATCTTGAATAGCATTTGAGATACTAGAAGAAAGTTGATTAAATGCTTCTTGAACGTCTGCCATTTCATCTGTTATATCCTCAGAAATTCTATCAATATAGTTTCTTACTGATATAATTTTGTTGTCAACTTGATTATCTCTAATATTCTCTAAGACTTCTTCAACAATTAAAAGAATATCTTTAACTTCTTGTCTAAATCTCACAACGGAATCACTAACTTTTTTGTTTTCCTCTTGTGTGACCCTTGAGTCAGCTATACTCTCATTAATTGTATTAACCAAATTTTCATACATATTAGTGTATTCTTGGTATGCTAGTTGAAGTCGAGCTAAGTCATCATTGTTAATATATGCACTGTTAAGAGCTAATTCAATTTGTTGTACATATTCTGTATTTTCTTTTTCCAGTTGACTTAAAACCAGTTTTATCTTTTCTTTTTCTACATCTGTAACAATCTCATCTTTAAACGACTCCATAAGAACAGAGTTGGTTTCGTTTAAGGCATTACTAACATCTTTTGATTCATCTACTACTTGGTTAAGTTTTTGATCATATATCTTTTGGAACTCAATAAATTTGTCTTCTATTTCTTTTTTATTTTTAGCAAAATAATTGATTCCATTTTCATCAAGTAATTTAAACTTATCTTCTCTGATATATAAACCATCTTCTTGAATAACGATAGAATTATCTTCATTTTCAACCGTAACTTCGTCTAACTTAACCTTACCTTTTAATGAATCGGCTTTCAGACCATTAGAGTCAGCTAATATCTCGTATGAATTTCCATCGTTCTTAGTAGAAGAAATAACTCCGTTAATCATTTCAATACGTCTATCAGGATTAGTTTCTGATAGATTCTTGATACCTTGTTTACCAATTTCAACCGTTCTTCCACCAGCAATTACACGCTTGTCATTTGCATCCCATTCTCCGTCTAACAGTCCATTTAAGCGTTGAAGTTTCTCATCTTGATTTCTGATTTGATTCTTATGTAAATCCACTTGATTAGAAGTTGAGACTGTGCTTGCTAAACGTTCAGAGATAATAGTGTTTATATCTTTAAAATCAATAACGTCACTTAATGTCAATGTAATCTCGTTAGACTCATGATTAATTTGCATCTCTATGATATATGATTTAATCTTCTCACCAAATATTTTATTAGAGAATACAACAATATCACCAACTTTTAACTTACTCCAATTATGTTGATCTTCTAATGATTGTACAAAGTTAACAATATCAATAGTAATCTCACGGTTAAGTTTAATTTGGTTTTTTAAATGTTTAATTCCATCTTCAAGTAAAGCTTTAGCATCAGTATGATTCTCTTCTGACCATGTACCTGAGTAAATAAATAACTCACGTTCTCTATAAAGTTTGTCTGAGAGATAAGTCTTAGGATTCATGGAAGCAATTAAACTTTGCTTCTGCTTTTCTAAATCAGACAATCTTTTGTTTAAAGTATTAACAATACCTGTTTGATATTCCATATCTTCTTTAGCTTTAACATAGTTGTATTTTTCTTCAATCTTTTTATTATCAGTTTCTTCATAATCAGATAAAGAAGATCGAGATAGCACAGCATAAATTTGTGGGCTAACACCAGTAAGATTTACTGAATACTTTAGTTGATTGTTATACTTTGTTGCGTCAGTAATATCTTTAGTATCTATTTTGATATATGTCCACTCATTGTTAGGAAGGTTGAAAGTTTTACCTTGAAATTTTACATTTGTAAGTGTTCCTGTGTTTTTTAACATTAAGATATAATAAGAAGATTGCTCTAGGTTTACATAGAATTTCTCATTATTTAAGCCAAAATCAATGTATTCGCCTTTAGGTTTAAGCAGGTCAACTCTATCTTGTAATCTTTGAGTCAATGCTGTTAATTCACGTAATTTTAAATCTTGTGGTGCTTGTTCATTTAAAAGATTCTCATAGTCCTTAGTTAAAGTTTCAGCTTCTTCTTTTTTAGAATTAAAATAATCTTCGTAATCAAGAAGTGCATGGCATAATTCATCAGACATATAATTACTATGACTGATAACTTCTTTTTTCTCATTTCTTTTAAACGGATGAATAAAATATGAGAAATCTTCTATATACTCTGTTCCAGCAGGGTTAACACCGTTAATCGTTAATCCTTCTTTTCCATAGAGATATAGTCTTGTTAATACATCTTTAGATACAATAGAGTCTTCAAATGACTTTAAATAATTACTCTCATTGATTTTTAGACCACGATTATAACCTACATTATCTTTGTGCAAGAATGAAATAGTGCGATTTTTGTTATCAAACACAACAACACTATCGAATAAAATGTTGATTTCATCAATTACAGATGTAACAGTAGATTGATCTGATTGTAGCTCTCGCTTTACATTTTTCAGCTTGTCATCAATAATTCCAACTTTCCATAGTGGTGCATGAAGAGCTAATACTTTAGTCATCATATCCTGAATAGTTGAAGCTAAGAATTCAATTTTACCCACAGTCTTTTTATTTAATTCAGTAGCCAAAGACTCAGCAGTAACTACTAATTTATCGCTCTCATTAGACTGTTTAGAGATATTGTCAATCACTAAATAATCTTTGAACCCATTATATTCATATTGAATAATATATTTATTTTTCATTAAATTATATACTGGGTTAGTGATATATTCTTTAGTTTGTTCATCTTGAATTGTTGGTGGAACGCTAAACTGTATGCTATTTAGATTAGATACTTTAAAAGTTCCACTTAGTTCAGTAATGTGTGTAAGTCTTTCAATTCTCTGAAAGTTAGGTTTTAACAACCATAGTTTAGCTCTAGGTCTTTCATTTACTAAAGCTTCAAAGTAATTATTTAACACCATCCAAAAGTCCTCCTTGTATTCTCTCATAAAAAATAAAGAAGCCAATTGCTGGCTTCTTATAATAGTTTAAACTGATATATTATCTTAACTTTACAGCTTCCTGTAAAAGTCAATTTGTTCATTCCACGTTTTAACTTAATAAATACATCATCATGTGCATCATATTTAAAGTAGGGGAATGGTCTACTTGTTCTAATTTGTTCTGTTTCACCAATCATAGTGATTACCTCATTAGGAATATTATCCTCAATACTTGTGATCTGATTAGTAGAGTGATTAACAATACCAATCACACTGCCATCGGTTGAGGTAATCTCAAAGATAGGGTAGACTTCCTTATCACCAAAGTTAAAAATTTCAACAGTGTCATTGGATAATGCAACTGATGTATCAATATATTTTCTATTTAAGTCCATCCAATTGATTACCTCTGTTCCTAATTCTTCTGTTTCAGGAATAAAATCTTTTACAGTTAAGTAACGAGGTTGAACATCTTCCCATTGCATTTGTTTATCTGATGTAAATAACGAGTACTCATTAGTTTTTGCGATTACTCTATCAAATATTGAAATCACTTTGCTATATTGATTTTGTAAATCTGTGACACCATTAATAGATTCCAATTTAGTGAATGTCTCTAATGTGTCTGTTTTAAGTGTAGTTAATTGTGATTCAAACGTAGTCAGCTTAGACTTATAAGTTGTAAAATCAATACCTACAATATCATCAATAGGAGTGCCACCATCAAGTCTTTTCTTGTTAACATCATTTAGTTCCCACATTTCAATATTACTAATAGTTCCACTCACTCCGTTGAAGTTAATATCAAAGTAAGGGTGATCATCAAAATGAGGATATTTTTCTCTAATTTGATTTTCTGTTAGAGTATCAAATCCATTGTATTCTTCTTCATTAACAACATAGATTCTTAATCTACTATATTTAGTAGAAGTATTATTGTAGGGGAGTAGTTCAACAGTATTTTCAGCAGTTGTTCCTAAAAATTTAAATGACATTAAACTGTCTGTATTCGTATATTCTTTTCCTTGAATCTTGATTCTACCTTGATTACTTGGCGTTTCGGCAATACAAACATATCTAATTCCGTTGCTAAACTGTCCAATAGTTGTCAATTTTCCATTAGTGTTAATTGTCTGTGTTTCAGTGTTTAAATCCAAACTAAACATACTATTTTGAATTACACTTCCATCAATAGTGCTTTTTGTCCAACCTTCTCCTACGCCATCAGTGGAACTATCTATATCAAATGTTCCTGCATTTTTAAGGATATTTTTTCTAAATTTAAACTGATGTGGAGTGAATCCTGAAATATTATAATCATTTTCATGAATCCTAATTTTTCCTTGAGTGCCACTTAATCTCATGTAATAGTTTCTTCCATTGATTAGATTAAGCCTTTTTCTTAGTACAACATTATTCAACGTTAATTTAGTTGAAGTAGTTGTAATATTAGAAAGCGATCCACTGATTAATTTCCAACCATCAGGTAATCTATCTAAGTTTCTATCTTTAAAAAACTCTTCAATATTAGCATAATTAGTTCTAGCCATATTTTGTTTAATATGATTCATAAAGTTTTTCTCAATGGTAAGTAGGCTATGTAATTCTTGAGAATATTCTTTTAACACTTTCTCGGTAGCAGTTATACTAAAATCATAATTATCTTCAAGAATCTCTGAGTATTTTCTTGAACTGTTAGTTTCAAATTCTAAATCCAAATACCCATCATTGATGACATTATGAGATAATTCAGAAGACCCTGTTACAATCGCATACATAATAATATGTAAAGAACTTTCTTCTTCATTATCAAATTTAAATTCTTTATATGTATCTGTATCAATCCATCGTCTTAAATCAGCTATATTCGCCAATGTAAATTTGTGAGGATCAAATAATAACCTAATTCTAAATTTTAATGGTGACTCAATATATCCTAATAGATAACTTTTATCATTATATCTCGTTCTTTCAGTAATCAGTTGACGGTCTGCTAAGAACGTATCCTTAGCAAGACCAGAATCAACCAATACATTATTCACATTAAAATCACGAGTGTGCTTACCATTAAAAATAAAATGAGGTGCATTACGCAATTCAGTATACTCAGTTGCATACTTGTCTTTCATAATTTTCCTCCTTGTAACTCTTACTTCAACAACCCTTTGTTTCTTAAAGCAGTAGCTAAATCATCTGTTAGACTATTCAATTCTTCTTGTGTTCCAGAGAAATTCTGAATAGTGACTAATGTTTGAGGAGCAAGATTGTTGTTTGTTGTGATTGTCTTAACAGTGTTCGCACTTGCAGGTAGCTTAGAAGCGATTACTGTTGGAAGAGTAGCACTAATAGATGGTGCTAGGGCGTTTACAGCTTTAATAGCAGCAGAAGTAATGTTAGTCTTAGTGGTTGGTTCTAATTTAGAATTAGGTACTGGATTTCTACTTTTTTCATCTAATTTAAGACTACCAGCAACATCAGACAGACTACCGAAAGTTTCTTGAAGTGCGTCAAGTATATTTTGACTTGCTGAATTACCGATTTCCTTCATATGTTCATTCACATATTTAGCTAAATCTTCAATCAATGTTTTATACTTGCTAACTTGTCCTTCCATTAATTCTTCTTGCATCTGATTAAATTTACGAGTATCCTCTAATAGATCTTGATACGCTGTATTCAAATCCTCTTTTTGTTTATCAATCTGTTCGCTCTTATCTTCTAATTCTTCCTGTAATGCTTCTTTGCGATCTTCTCTAGCTTTGTTTGTTAAATAAGAATCATAGTCTTCCTGCTGTCTCTTAAGCTCTTCTTGCAACTCTTTGACTTTAGCTTGATTGGAAAGACTATCATCACCAGAACGTTGAGAAATTTCATTCTTCAATTTGTTCATTGCTTCGGTACGTTCTTTAATGTCCTTAGCATACTGATCGTCTTGAGCTTCCTCGTCAATCAATTTCAATTTTTTATTTATCATTTTTTCGTATTCTTTGTACTCATCATCATAAGCCTTAGTAGCAAGCTCTAGTTGTTTTTGATAAATAGTTTTAATTGAATTGATAACTCCGTTTGCCAAATCATATCTGACTTGATGGACTGACTTATTGCTTTCTTTAATAGCATTGTCAATATTCTCTATCTCATCACGCAATTTTTTAGCTTGTGTTGGTAGGCTCTTATAAAGCTTCAATTGGTCTTCAAGTTTCTTTTTATTCGATTCAAGAGCCTTACGTTGTTCAACCAATCCTTTTAATTGAGCCACTTGATTATCTCTAAATAAATCAATTTGACCGTCTTGATTGATAAATGAACTCATGTATGAAGCTTTTTCATAAGCAATAGTTGCTTTCTTCAACGCTTTAGCATTTTCATTCAACTGGTTTTCTATATCTTGATTAGCGACTTCAATTTTAAATTCATAAGCAGCCATTTTAGCATCGGCATAAGCTAAATTTAAAGAATTCATTTGCTCTTTGATAGTCTTTTGTAACTCGTAATTTTTCTTAGCATTTGCATATTGAATTTTTAATTGTTCAATCGTAAACTTGATTTGAGCAGCACGTTTTTCTTCTTGTGAAGCTTGAGCTTTAGTATATTTTAATATTTGATTTGCTTGTTTTGGATCTTCTAAATCCAACTTAGCTTTCTTATTAGAAATATCTTTCATTGTCTTCTCGTAAGAATTAGTGGCTTTGTTATAATCCGACATGATTTGCTCGTAAATAGAAGCAGCAATCGCAGCATTTCCTTGACGTATATCAGCACTAATATCTCTAATAGCCTGCTGTGCATCAGCCTTAGCTCTTCTTAGTTCATCACCATATACTGTGTCAGCAGCGAAAAGTTTCTTAGTCTTTTTATTTTTAAGAGCTTTATCAATATAATTAATTTTACTTGATTCAAAGCCTTTTTCTAAAGACTTGCTTGCTTGTAACTGTTTATTTTTATTTCTCCAAGCATCATTTTCCGTTCCTTTTTCAGCAGCAATTTTATCAAGTTCATACTGAAGTTTAGCTGTTTGATAAGACTGTAACTCTTTAAGGTGGTCATATTGTTCAACGTGAGACTGAGCAATCTTGAAAAGATTATCATTTTTAGCTTTGCTATCGTTCAATGACTCAAGTTGTAAATCTAATAATTTACCTCTCGCTTCATCTACTTTTTGTTTCATAGCTTCGGCTTCGTTATTTGCATTGATAAGTCTTTCTATCGCAGCGAGACGCTCTTCTTCAGCCGCATTAGCATACTCAACGTCTACGCCTGACATAGAACCATATATCGGTTTTCCAGATATGCTATAATTGGAACCAGCGACTTTGTGATAACCTAATGCTTCAGGGTTAACTGCTGTATTGTTGTTGTAACGTGTCTGTTTACCTTTAGAAACTTGTAAATGCAAATGTGTTCCACTGGAGTTACCTGTTGAACCTACTTGACCGACAATTTGCCCAGCTTTTACTTTTTGCCCAACTTTAAATTTAGAAGGAACTTTCATATGCATGTACGTGTAAGTGTTCTTGCCATCAAAAATAGTAATCTGATTACCAGCACCATACGGATCCCAGTCTGAAGACATAACTACACCTGAACGAGCAGCACGAATACTAGCACCAGATTTCACACCATTGTAATCAAAGCCTGAATGTTTGCCACCACCATCAGAAGCGTTGTAATGTCCAAATTGTTTGTCTCTACGGTACATTCCATCAATAAGAGATTTTCCAATAGTTCCAGCTACCGCAGTCGATACTGAGATAGGTTGTGACATACCATACATTTTATAATACTTATCAGCTTCGGAATTACGTTTTGATTGGTTAGGGATTCCTGCACGCTCATATTTAGACTGGAAGGTTTGAGCTGCTGATTTAGCAGTCTTTGTTTTCTTCAATGCATTATAAGCGTTAGTCTCAGTAGTCATTAATTCTTTCCAGAAGAAGTCTAACTGTACATTAACATCCTTCCAAGACTTACCACGTTCTTTAGCATATTTATATAAAGCATTTCGTCTAGCACCATCCCATTGGAATAGTCCTTTTCCGCCTTTGTATGGATCTTTATACTGTTGAGCAGAAGCTTTAAATTGAGATTCTTGTGAAACGTTACCCATGATACCAGCAGCTTGAGCAGAAGAAAACCCTTTTGAAATTAAGAAATTCCATAGTTTAGCTTGTGTTGAACTTCCTTTAGCTGAAACTTTTCCACTTTTAGAACCTTCTAAGTTATTGGCTGTGTATTTATAATAAGGAACATTAGTCTCTTGATTAATCAAGCCATATTCTTTGATGTTTCCACTCTTGATTTGTTTTTCAAGAGCAGTCATCTGTTTATCTAAATTCTTTGTTTTTTGGTCAATTAATTTGTTTTCTTCTCTGAGAGATTCACGATATTTAGCTGACCATGTAGCATACTTCTGAGTCTGTAGTTGTTGTTTTTCTAACTTATTATTAAGTTTATCCATTGACAAACCTAATTTATCAGCAACATAAGTAGTAACTGTAAAGGTCTTGTAGAGTGTTTCAACTTCAACGCCAGCTTTTTTCATAGCCTTTGCTGTTTTGTCTGCTTCATCTCCAGCTTTTTTAAGTCCTTTGCCAGCTTTACCTCCAGCACTTCCTGTATCACCTAAACCAGAAGCTGAATCTTGAGCTTGTTTACCAACATCTCCTAAAGATTTACCCAATGCGTCAGATACAGAAGATAGATTTTTACCTGTGTTTGTAGCATTTTTCCATTGGGCGTTCATTTTAAGCATGTTGTCTGTCATGACTTTAGGCAAGTAAACAGCACTTGTTTTTAAATTAGCTCCTAATAAATCATCACCTAAAGCACCAGCACTCATTGCAGACACCATACCAGAAGTATAATCTGCTCCGACTGAATATTTACCTTTTTTGCTTGATTTTAATTCTTTGGCTTCTGCTTTTCTTATTTGAGCCATTTTATCATCAAACTCAGCAAAAGCTTCATTTGCGATACGACCAAGTTCATTGATATGATCTGCCCATTTTTTGCCTAGTAAATTTAAAACATGCGTCTCTAAAGCATCTTTTTTCTCAGCTAAAGTGTTATAGTTTGATAAATCTACATCATAGCTATCCGCAATAGAATTTACTAAAGCTTCTTGTTGATCAGCAGTACCATTGCTATATATATCAGCAATACCAGCTTTTAGTTGAGCTAAACTTTTATAGTTTTCACTATCAATGTTATAGGTTTTTCTAAGATATTCAGCTAATTCTGTCCCTTGACCTGCAACAGCTTTGTAATAAGCTTCGCTTGCCATAGTTTTATCTTCAAGAGTTTTTAGATAATGATTCTTTTCTTTATCTCTTTCAGAAATCAAGAAGTTTGTTAGTGCTTCTTCATTTCCAGCTAAACCAAGAATTTTTTCTCCATAAACGTCAACTAAATCCGCCATAGTATTCCAAGATAGTTCCCCACCTTGCATTTCACCTATAGCTTTACCAACTAATTCTTGATTTGAAGCAACTTCTCTCATTGAATTAGCTAAATCTTCATTAGCCTTAATTTGATTATCAGTAGACTCAGCATTTTCATTATTAATAGCTGTGCCATCCGCAGTAGCTTTATTCTTTTTCTTAATAGCTTCTGTTGTACTGATTGTTACTTGACCTTGTTTTTCAACTTTAGCTGCTAATCCTGTCTCTGCTTCAATTCCTGATTCTAATGAAGCTCTAAGTTGAGCAATACCATCTTTGCTCATATGAGCTGCTTCGGCAGATTTAAGAATAGCTGTGGCTACTTTTTCATAAGCAGCTTCTAAAGCAGGTAAAGCATCTGTACGTTCAGCTTGTGTTTTAGCAGTCTGAAATGATTTTAAAGCTGACTCATAAGATTTCATCTTCGTAGCAAAACCACTATCATTAATAAGGCTACTATTCAAAGCATTAAACTGTTCTCTAGCATTTTTAACGTTGTCAGAAGTTGTTTGTATTGCTATTGAAACAGATTGCAAAGCAGAAGTACCAGCTTGACCAAATGAATATGAACCCGATTTCATTTGAGCCATTTGAGCATTAAATATTGTTACTTCAGCTTGAATAGCTGCTCTTTCAGCATTGCTTTGCATTTGTTTTTGACCGATATATTTCGATAATGCGTCCTGTTTAACTGTTAAACGGTTAACTTCGTCTTTGTCATGTGCAGAGGTTGCTTGAGATAATTGTTCGTTAACAGTTTTTAAAACTTTTTGAGCATCGGTTAGCGATTTTACTTTCGCAATTTGATTATCAATTTTACTGTTTGTTTGTGTGTTAGAGTTAGATTTTAATTCTGTTTCAGGATCGTATCCGTCAAACCAGCCTTTTCCACCTATTTTATTAGCTTCTTTTTCTTTTGCCTTACTTAGTTCTTGAGCGTCTGAAATAGCTTTTTGTTGAGCAATTTGTTTATCAATCTCAAGTTGTTGTTTCATTAAATCAATACGTTGTTTTAATACCTCTGCATTAGCATTTACAGTATTTCCATATTGACCTTCACTTGATACTAACTCTGGGAAAATATTAGCAATTTGACCTACAACATTTTTGTATTCTTGAGCTTCATCACTATTAAATGATTTACCAGAATTCATTTTTTGTTGTAAAGTGTCATAGCTTGAAATCATCTTATCAATTTCAGAAGAACCCATGCTTTGTAGAGCTTGTTTAGTTTGTAATTGCTGTTGTTCATATTCTTCCGCAGCTTGACTCGTTGCGTTAAAACTTCCTGTTAATTTTTCTAGTCCAAACGATATGCCAGTCATTACAAGACCGACACCAGTTGCCGCAAGTAATCCTCTTAAAGCACCTTTAAGCGTTACAGCAGCGGCTGAAGCCACACGAGAAGCAGTTGCATTAGCAGTTGTTGCAACTGTAGTTTTATTAATAGAACCTTGTAAAAGAAGGGAAGACATAGAAACTTCTTTTTGAGCTTTTGATAATTGATAATTAGCTGTAGTTGCTGATTTTGCTTGAGAAGCCTGTTTATCATACACACCTGAATTATTAAATTGTAATTGTGAAGAGGCTCCTGTTGGAACTACATGTGTTACATTACCTAAATTATCTTTTACTTTGTTTAGATTATTTGCTTCGATAATGAGGTCAGACATACTTTGTCTAGCATCACTAAACCCACTTCTCACATTTCTTGAGAATAATGAAGCAGCAGCACCAACTACACCAAACAATGGGGCAGCACTACCTAATTGAGTAATACCTGCTGTTAGTCCTGTCATCAAGTCTGTAAATAATCTGATTCCATCTAATATACCAGACTTTAAGAAAGCATCGCCTAACGCAAGTGAAAATTGTTCTAAAGATACTTTAGCTTTATTGATTTTTGCTTCAACTGATTCCATGTATTTAGCGTTCTCTTGGAGTGAAGAACCAGCGGAATTTTCAGAAGTTTGCTCAATTTGTTTATATAAACCATTGACTTGTCCCAAGTCATCAAGCAATACTTGCATACGTTGATAGTGATATGTTCCGCCAAGACCACGAACAATAGCAGCTTGTTGGTCTTTATCAATACCCTTAATCTTTTGTGCGACTTCTTCTAATAAAGCCATAGCACCTTTAAGTTGTCCATTGGAATCTTTCATGTCGATTCCTAAGTCTTCTATAGTAGCTTTTCCTGTTCCAACGTAAAGCTTAGGAAGGACTGCTTTCATAAAGTTACCGATTTCATCCCCTGATTGCTTAGTTTTAGCAGTCAAAGCACCGATAACCGCATTAGTTTGATCAAATGTTAATCCCATAGATTTAGCAGTGGAACCAGCTTTAGCTTGACCCTGTGCTAATTTTTCTACGGTAGTAGCATATTTGTTAGAGATTTCGTTTAATGAGTCAACTTGTCTCATCGCATCTTGTCCATTGGTTTCCCACTGAGCAGACATAGAAGTTAAATACTCAGCAGCTTGTTTAGCGTCAATCTCACCAACGTTAGCAGCAATTAAAGCAGCATTAGCAAATTGAGGTAGCTCTTTACCTTTTGTACCTTGTCTAGCAAATTCAGCATATACATCTAATGCACTTGAAATCGTTTGACCAAATTGTAAAGCTGCATCATTTGCATTGTTAAACACTTCCGCTAAGTTTGTATCTGCTGACATAACTTTAGCAAGAGTAATCATTTTACTATCAATTTCAGTAATGGTATCTATAAATAATCTACCTGATTGAATCGCACCAAAGAATAGGGTAGAAGCACCCATCCAAACAGGGAACTTAATCATAGCTTGTCTAAATGATTCTACAAATCCTAATTGAGAACGAGTAGCTCTTTCAGCTTCAGCTTTAATACCTCTGAATTGTGTTCTGATCTGTTCCATTTGATAAGCAGCATTAGTATCAAATTTCTTTGATTCACTACCTAATCCTAACAAATCAGATTTTAAAGCATTTGTAGCTCTCTTATTAATAGAATCAGCCATTCTACGTTCATTACGCTCAATTTCAGCCAACAAACTTTGTTGCACTCTTAATAATTTATTTTGCTGTTCATAATCTTTAAGAATGACTTGTGCTGCATTATGCTGAGCATCAAAATCATCTTTGGTAAGATGTTTACCTAGACGTTCATCACCAATCTTTTTGTAAATAGCTAGTAATTGTTCAGCTTCAATAGAACTTAATTTACCATTATCTCTTAATTTAAGGATATTTTGACTCTGTTTATCAATAGCTCTGCTAATATCTTCATGTGTTTTTAACTGAGATTTATATTCAGAATCTAATGACTTAATCTCAGATAAGTTAAGACTACCATCATTATTACCCGTAAACTTATAAGATTGCTGTCCTGTTTTATTTCCAGCAGAGTTTACTTTGTTAACTGTGATTAAATAATCTTTTAACTCTCGATTAGCGTTTTCAGTTTTTTGAGTAGTGTAAGACATTCCATCAGCCATCGTCTTACTCAACATTTTTTGAGCTTCTGCGATATTACGGAAGGATCTACCTAAACCTATAACTTCTTCTTGTGTCTCTTTAATATTTCCCGCACTAGAAGGAATGTTGGCTGCTGAAGTTGTGTTCTTAACACTATTTTCAATAGCTTTTTGTGATTTTTTAATTTCATTAGGATTAACTCGTGCGTTAATATCAGCACTAATGCTTCTATGATAGTTTTTCTGTATATCATTTAATGCTTTATTGATATTTTTTACACTTTGAGTCTTGTTAATATCTAAATCTAATTTAACCTTTCGTAAATTTCCATCTTTATTAATGGAATCCACAATTTGGTTAGCTGATACTCGTAAAGCATTTTTACTTGACGATGTTGAATTAGCTTCTAAATCTACTCTAATTCTTTTTAGATTCTTCTCTATCTGGGTGATAGTTTCTTCAATTTTTCTTTTAGAGGAGCTTGAATCTATTTCTAGGGTGCTTAATATCCCTAAGTTAAAATCTGCCAATATTCTTACAACTCCTTGTATTCTCGTATTCTCGATCAATTATTCAAGTCCACCCATAATTCATTTATTAAAGGTGGAATTCAGTAATTGATTAAAGATCAATGTCTAATTCTTCCAATGCTTCGGCATCATCTGAAAGATTATAGATTTCTGTTGTTTCTGTGGATTCATGATGTGCAAAATATTTTGATACAATTTTCATTTTCACACCTTGTTCCAATAAATAAGTAATACAACTTGCTTTGAAGATATGAGGTTGGATTCTTCTTCCTAAAATATGGGATAATGTATTTTCGCAGAAATAATTCGCCCACGATGCGTTCATCACTCTAGGATTCTCTTTGTCACCGATTGTAAAGATATATTCATGATCATATCCTCTTTTTTCAATCCAAAGCTCAATATACCTTAAAGCTTCAGGGTAGAAGAGATATTCCAAACGTTTGCCTTCTTCGCCTCTCCCTTTTCCCCTTATAGGTAAGTGTTTTTTGTACCCACCTTTTTTAAATTCTTGTGATAAAATGCTTGTTTTAAACTGTACGATTTCTGAACGTCTCGCACCAACATTAAAGGCTACTGCTAACCATGCCATACCTAAATAATCTTCATCACTCTCTAAAGCTTGCATCATAATGTCATACTCTTCTTTAGAAATTTTAACCTTATCATAAGTCTGAGTTTTCAAGACTGGGGGAAGTCCTTGCATAAAATTACGAAAAGTTTCAAAAATCAATTCACCATTATTATCTGTATAATCATCCACCCAATAGTTTTCTATATATTGACATAGGGAAGATACCGCAGACTTCTTTAAATTGATACCTGAAGATGACATTCCTCTGTCCACTCGTAAATAATTCAAATAACGAATCGCATCACGTTTTTTAATCTTGTTAAATGGTTTGTTGTTGGCACTGTTTTTAATAAACCAACCAAACTGCTTTAAAGCAGAGATATATTGTTTCTCTGATTGTTTAGATAATTGAGCCGATTGTAAGAATTCTTCAACAGCTTCTTTATATAAAGGATCAACCTGTGACCACATTTCATCTGTCACGTCAGGTAATTTTTTAGCTCTCTCACGTAACATATTCTTCTCAATTGTCACGTTATCACTCTTTTCTAATAAAATTTAATGTTAATTCCACGTTTCATTAATCCATCATGCAACGCTTGTTTCACAATATTTCTACCAATTCCTTTGGCTAAGAAATCAACTGCTTCTTCTGTATATGGTCTTGCTGGCATACCCGTTAAAGGATTACCAGCAAATCCATCTTCGCCCTCGATTAACTTATTAATTAGTACATCTTCAAAATCTTCTGTTGCACCTGTTGCAATATTAACCATTACAAATTCAGTAAGTTCTTTAGATTTCTTCGGATCTAGCATTACAATATTGTCTGGATCAGCTAAACCTTCATTAGTTCCACGTCTTTTATATTTGATAGGATTATAGACTTCATATACATTATCATGTTGGAATTCCAACCATGTATCTCTAACCACAGGGAACAATTCTTTCTCTATAACTTCTTCAATGGCATATTGAATATAAAGCTCCATCTCTTTTAGATTTTTGAAAGTAGGCATTTAATCACCTATTCATTTTCTAATTGCTTACTAAATTTTTCTCTTGCTTTTTCTAATTCTTCTTCATGTTTATTCAGGAATTCAAATGCAGCACTTTTAGTCGCTGTTTCAGTAGCAAACATATTATTGATTTTCTTTAACTCTTCAAATAGGAATACGTCATTGATAATTTCTTCAAATAGTCCTGTTTCATATAACGCATTATAGTAGGGGAGTAATGCACGTAGTGTTTTAGCTTTTTTCATTTGTACACCAAAGTGTGTAAACTTTTTAATAGTAAGGAAGTACCAAAAATAAATAATACTTGTTTCATCTTTAGTGATAGATTCAATCACTTTCTTATCGTCTTTATTTGTGGAATTTAGTAAAGCAACATACTCTTCTATAACTTCTTTAATCTTTGATGTAGCAAAGTAAGGGTAGAATTCCATATCTTTACCATTTGATAAGGTATGTGTAGCAAGTTCTTCGTATTTACTAGCTTCAGCTAGAATATCTTCAAACTGAATTACCTCTGTATTTTTAAATTCACTCATATTCCATTCTCCTTTTAATCCGTGTTGATTTTTTATTTTTGTTTAACTTACATAAGCAATATATAAATTAAACAAAAATAAAAAAACAGGTAGAATAAACTACCTGTCTCTTATATTTCAATAGTAACTGAATCGCTATTTACTTCAACCACGTTAACCTTTAAAGGTTCCTGTTTCGCAACAGGATTACTTCATACTTCTTCGTGGTCTACGAATACGAAGTTACCCATTTCACGAGTTTTAGTGTCTAATGAAGCTTTAAGAGTCATTTCAGGAGTGAAGGCTGAACCAGCTTCAAATCCCATTTCAAACTCAGAAGATGGAGTAACGTTTTCAAACAAGATGTAAACATCTTTAACGATTGCTTCAGTTTCCATATCGTATGCATAAGTAAATAACTGAGCTTTGTATTTCTCAGCGAACTTATCAGAACGCATTGGAATTGTTTGACCAGTTACATCTTTTTCGTAGACAGCTGCAACAGTAGAACCTACTTCTAAATCTGGTACAGTAAGTTCACCAGCAGTAGCTTCACCAGTAAAGTTTTTACCTTCTTTATCTGAAACAACGACTGAACCAGAATAAGCTGAATCTTTCAATGTTACTTTACCGCCAGCTTCAACTTCAACACGGTCAGTTTGCAATACTTTAACTGTTTGGTCTTCAAGTACTTTAACACCTTGTGTAGCAGCTAACCAGTTAGTACTGAATGTAGCATCTGTTACTGAGATTTCGATTTCTTTACCAGATTTAATTGTGTAAAGTGTACCGTTACCGATACCACCTTTAATTGCTTCTTCTTCAACTGTTTGGCTGATAGAAGCACTTTGAGTTGTGCCAGTAGCGATAGTAAAACCATCACTTTTTCTTTTTAATGTAACATCTGCTGTATCTTGAATATATAATGGCATATTCGTATTTCCTCCTATAAAATGTTTTTATAATTTATTTTATTTAACGTAACCGCTCATTGAATTTGTGAATTGTTCAAGTGACTGATCTTTATTCCTGTTTTTGTTTGTACTAATATTAGTAGTCCATGCGACAGGTTCAACCTCATCTGATACAGTTCTGAATAGCGTTCTTTCACTGTTCGCAATAAACAAGCCGATACGTTGAAATGAATGTTGTAATTGCAATGAATTCCATTTAGCTATATCTTTGTAATCAATCCCCATGTGTACTGCACATGAAGAAATCATAGTAGATAAATTAGGCGTTTCATCGTCTTCTTTTGATTTAGTTTTTGGCTTATCCTCTCTTTTATAGAGGACAGGGTTAATCTTTGAAGTAATCTCAGATACACCATTTAGCTGTAACAATATACGTCTATAACTATCAAAAGCTTCATCTGAAAGATTGATAATAAAATCAGCACTCTTCATTAATAAATCCTTGTTATATTCTTCTTCGTTCTCGTAATCTTCTTTAGTATCTTCTAAGTAATAGAACTTACAATAACAAGTAATAATAATATAATGATTTAAAATTTCAGTGAAATATTCTTTTAACAGTGATAAGAATGTATGTGAATTATTTAATTCTGTCAGCAAATTAAAAACTTCTTTATCTGACTGACCTGTTTCAGCTTGTTGCCCTTTACCTAATTCTGCGAGTACCTTCTTCTTATCCATTGCAATAACACCTAAAGAAGTTGATCTTTGTATATACTCCTGTATGGATAATGGCTTCATCTCACCAAACTCAGTAATGATAGGTAGACCTAATATCGCTCTTTCTTCAATAGATGAATTATTCATATAAATCACCTCTGTTGATTCGTGATAATATATTTTTGTTCAAAGGCTAGGTATTCTTTTGGAGCTTCTCTTTTAAATGAGCGACCTGTTCTAGTCTGCCCGATACCTCCAATTCGTTGTCCTACAAACAAAGTGTCTAATCTATCACAAATTTCCTCTATGCGGTAGTCAAATGAAAAGTCATTATGAGAAAGGATGGTGAATATTAACTCTCTTTCAGTTAGCATACGATTTCCGAACACTGGTACTGATTTACCTAAATAAACAAATATCACCGTCTTTTTAGTCTCAATGATATCATCAGCTTTTTCAGATTTTCGTATTAAATCATTCGCAATTTCCTCAAACTTATCAGTTTCAAATTCAGTGACATTCGGTAAATTTTCATCTCTGAAATCAACATAATTATCATTGGCATCTTTAGGATTGTAATAAAGCAACCTCATTAAATGTTCATCTTGTTTCATAATGTTGATATACTTTTGAATAATGTTACCTCGACCATAAATTTTAAAATTATGTTGTGACATTTGTTTCACTTACTTTCTGTGCTGACAACACGATATAACCTTTTTCATTAATAACTTTATCTAGTTGAATATCTGTAATTTTGTACTCATCGTTAAATATATTAAATTGATGATTCAAAGGAATCTGTTTAATATAATTTGGTTGATATTGCATATAGATTACGATTCGCCCCTCAGCTAAAGGTAAAATTGCATTGTCTGCAATAGAATAGCCTTTCACATCGACTACAATAGGCACTTCTTTTGTAACATATTCATACTTATAAGTTGTTCCTCTTGATCCAACCACAGGAATCTTACGAGTTTCGATAGGTACTAAGAATGTGTCATTACATAGTTTTCCGTATAAATTAGGGTAAATGTCATCATCATTAGTCTTCATAATCAGATAAGTATAATTTCTATATTTAACATAGTTCCCAATGTCAGCTAATGGTGATTCAGGCTCAAGTAAAAAAGTCCTATCAAAATAGTCTCTTTGATAATTTGATACAATAGCCTGTGTCTCAGTCTCATTAATTGTCACCTTGTATAAAGTAGGGGAGTTTAACACAAATCTACGTGCAGCATCAATAGAAAAGTTTCTTGTATGCTCTGGTATAGAAGTACCATAAGGTGTGTTCATGGCTTTATATCTATCAAGATAATCCATCTTCGACAACACCTTTCTCACGATCAATCATATTAATCATTGAGAATACTTGAGTCCTGACTCTTGCTACAGCTTCATTACTATGCAACTCTTTAATAGAGTAGTCTTCATGAAATGTATAAAGTGAACTCATCACCTTAACATACCATGCTGTCTCCGTCTCCAATACACATGGATATACTTTAGGAAGTCCTTTAAGTTCATGTATTAATGATTCCAGATACTTGTCAATATAATTATTCTTTTCTTCGCATAACGGTAGAATTTTAAATACTCTGTTCTTTAACTCCTCAAGGTAAACAGCATATACTTTATCCATTGTTTTTGTCTCTCATTCTAAATTTCTGCCTGAAACTATATGAGTTCTTTTTAGCATCAACTAATGATTGATATTTAGACTTAGTATCTTTTAATTCCTTGAGTAAAGCAGCTTGAGAGTATGTTTTGTAATCCTTTGAGTTCAATTGAATACGCATGTTATCTTCCGAGATAATAAACTTATCTAGGTAGTTGACAGCCATCAACAATGCGATAATTTCTTCTTCTTCCACAGATAAAGTTTCAACAAATTCCGAAGCAACACCGTTGTCAGTGAACAATAATTTATCCTCAGATAATTCTGGAAAATAGGCTAAAGCACTGATAAGCTTTGACTGTAAATCAGCTTCTAAAACTGACTTATCTATCTGTGCAATAGAGAAGTCTGTAATTTTAGATAAAAATTTGTCATAAATCGAAGTAAATTTTGTCAAGAGCTTCTCCTCCTAACAAGATTAAGAATTCAAAACTGAGTGTACTTTATCAATCTTAAGAGCTTCCTCAAAAGCCTTGATTAAGTGTATGTCTGCGATTTCACCATTTGCGTATCTTTGTCTTAATACAGTGGCTACTACTTCTTTAGTAGTATCAGTTAAAGTTGGGATAGTTTCTAATATTTCATTTGGATCTGACTCGAATAAAAGATCAATTTTATCTTCTAACAAGATACCAGTCATTTCTTTTTCAAGACCTAGATATTTAACAACATCCTCTTCTTCAATCCAAAGCCATCCATTCTTAAACACATTTCGATCTGTATTTTTCAAAACAGTTAAATCTTCGACAGTCATCCAGTCGGAATCCATAAAATTTGATAGTTCTAAATAACCGTTACCTTTTTTAGCTGAATAATAGAAACTAGAAGTAGTCGCATTATAGACTAATACTTCAGTGTCTTTACTCACTTGCGGTCTTTTTTTGGTAACTGGCTCAGTTGTTTTTTCTACTTTATTTTCTACTGTTTCTTCAGTAGCAGTTGTTCTTTTAACAGCCATATTACTTTCTCCTTTTACTCTTTAAAAATAAGAAGGCTAGGAATTAACCCAGCCTAAAATAATTATGATAATTCAATGACACCAAATTTAGCAGCAGATACTACAGACACACCAGCGATTTGGATGATGTCGTGTTGCATTTGCATATCTTGACGGTTGTTTTCTGTACCATTAGCTTCACGAACGAAAGTTTGACCTAAGTAAACTTTAACGATTTTTTGAGCAGCAGCAGGTAATACAAGGATTTGCTTGTCATTAAGAGCGAACTCATCAGTAAGAGCTTTGTGGAATTGTGGTAATTCCAATACTTGGTATCCATCAACCATGCCAAAGAATCCTTTAACATTGCGTTCTCCAGCTTGAGCATCTGAGAAATATTCAGGTTTCAGTTTACGAAGTGCAGCTTTTGTACCAACTAATAAAGCTTGTCCATTGTCAGCTTCCACATGGTCAGCAACTTCCAGAGCTTTTTCACGGATTGCATCTACACCTGAAGAAGAAGCGATTGACTGCTTGTAAACACCAGTTAATCCATCAACAGAAGCAGCAAATGCTTGAGCAATACGAGAGAAGTATTCGTTAACGATAGAATCAGCAGCACGTTGAACGAATACTGACCAATCTGTTTGACCAGCTAAGAAACGAACTAACTCTTCGTATGTACCTACAGAAATAGCTTCAACTTTGATAGAGAAGTCTTCTGAATCTAAACGATGACGAGTTACGTTTCCGTTACCCAATGAAATAGTATTAACAGGGAAAAGTGACAAATCGTCAACGTGGAACATATTTTCTTCGTTCAAAGCGATAGATTTAAATTCAGCAAATTGACCAAACACTTCTTTTGTACGATCATTAACGATAGGTGTAATAGTTTCTTCGATGAAAGCGAACAATTCATCTTTATGTTTACGGTAAGCCTGCATTGTTAATTTGTCAGTACCAAAACGAGTAATCATTGCTTGACGGATTACTTCAGAACCATCTTTCGCTGAGTATTGTTGTACGTTGCCTTTAGCTACATCTTTAGCTAAAGCAACAATGTTATTATCTAGTAAAGTCATTATTTATTTTCCTCCATATGTATGTATAATTTATTTTTTATTACTTGAATTTGCGGATTTGGTAAGCAGGGCGACGGTCAATACCGATTGTACGAACTAAGTCTACAACATAGTCGCCAGCAGCATCTTTAGCAAGCTTTCCTGCTGTGACAGCAAGAACGTCTCCAGCTACAAAGCCAGTAGCATGTAATTTTTGTTCAACAGTTACAGTATCGCCTTTTTCAAGTTGGTGAACACGCATAACGTCTCCAGCTTGGTTAGTGTAATCGAAACCTTTAGTTGTATCTCCAGTTGTATATTCAACAGTAGATACTAAGTATGCGTTATCAGCAGCAGCTTCAACAGCTTGGTGTAAACGACCTTCGCCTTCTACTAAGTTTCCTAGACCAACAAACTCACCATTCTCGTAAACTTTGTCAGCTTTTACTGATTCTACTCGTGCATTGTGTACAGCAGTTAATTCTAATTTAGCCATTATTTATTTTCCTCCGATATATTTATAATTTATTTTTTAAGATACTGTTTAAAAATTCCACCGTATACGTCAGACTCTTCTTTAGAGTTATCTAACGCTGTAAATACAGGTGCAATATCTGTATCTTCAATTTGTTTAGTTTCAACTTCACCAGTTGATAATTTTTTACCAATGATAGAGAAGATGTGCAATTCAGTATCTTCTACTGATAATTCTTTAGCTTTTAATGTAGAAATTTCATCTGGAGTCAGATTATCCTTGTGTTTGCTGAATAATGCATTAACCTCTTTTTCACGAATCTCTTTTTTCAAGCTAAACAATTCATTTTCTAAACGAGTTTTTTCAGTAAGAATATCTTCCAATTCTTTCGCAGAGTACTCGTTATCCAAAACTGTAATACGGTCAATTACTGATTCTTGTTTTTCTGCATCTTCACGTTGTGCTTTATGTACCTCAGCCAATGTATCAACATCTTCTTCAACTACAATATTAACGTGATCTTTAGTGTCAAGATTCTCTTCTTTCTTTTCTTCAGCTTCCTCAGCAACTTCTTCTTTTACTTCAGCCTTTGCAGCAGCTTTTTTACGTGCTGGCTTTTTAGTTTCAGTCTCTTCAGTTTTTACTTCTGCTTCGACTTTTTCTTCAGCTTCTTTGGCTTCAACAAATTCTGTTTCAACTTTTTCTTCTTTAGCCATAGTTCCTCCTTCTTCTTCATTCTTTGTAAATGAAAGATTATATAAATTTATTTTTTCATCAATATAATTTTTTGCCTTTTGCGTAAAGATCATTTCAACCGTACTATTTTCCATAGCAGGCATTTCATCCTTCCCTAAAAGGCAAGCACCATTGAATTTAAAATCAGTAAACTCAAATTTACCATTCGAGAAATTACCAGAATATTCACTAGCTAGTTCCATTGATTGTCCAGTAGCACCTGATTTATTCATAATAATATCTACCGCATCATCCCACTTGTTCCAAAGTAATCCTTCACAAGTCAGATATTCACGTTCAATACCATCATCACATAATCTCATTTCAAATTGTGCATTGTTGTCAGTCGGGATCACTCCATACGGAATCGTCTTATTGACTAACTTCAACTCACCATCTTCACTAACATTTAATTCAATCTCATGTCCTTGAAAATCTTGTTGATCCTCTGAATTGAAACCAACACTTCCCACGATAGGTGTGTTAGATAAAGTAGGAATAGCACGTTCTACAACTTCCTTAGTGAAAACAGAGCCATTATGGTTTAAACCTAAGTGCATCAACCATATCTTAACTCTAGTAAAACGAGTGTCCTCACCAACAGAAAATTCTTGTAAAGGTTGAGTCATCATTGGCACAACATTGTTAACATAGTTAATCATATTTTATTTTTCACCGCCTTTTAATGCACTAGAATCAGAATCACGATTAGTTTGTCCACTATCACTTAATTCCTTACTATCCTTTTGTGGTCTTCCACCTTCATCTTGAGTAGCGGAATTCATACCACCAGTGTAAGAACTAGCAAGTGGAATCATATTAATATCTAAATCAAGAATATTGTTTTCGAGTTCTAATGTATTAGCCAGTGTATGATAATCTTGTCTATGCATAGCAGCAATCTTACCTCTTACAGCAAATCCTAATGAACCAGCAGTGACCAATTGATCTAAATACTCTTGTTCACTAAAACCAGTTACATCTAATAACGTAATCTTCCAATTATTTTTGGTTACAATATCTTTAGAATATTTAATCTTACGATTCAACCAGCGTTCAACCTGTCTATAAAAATCAATGACTAAATGTTCATCTTTTCTTAATGATGAAGCTAATCCACCTGTAGAGTTTTTATCATTATTAAACAAGAATGAAGATACACCAGACGAATTATATACGTCTCTCAACGCTTCTGATACTTTATCCCCGTTATCATTCTGTTCTAATTTAATAGAGCTAATTTCCATAGGTGAGACGATTGCCCCTATCTCTGGAGGTAAACTTTCCTCAACCATATATTGAAAATAATCCACTGATTCTGTTGAGATAGAATAATTATCAGGTTGATAATCACCTTTATTATTGTCAAACATAGGAACTTTCTGATGTAATAACATATAGTTATTAATTTTAGCTCCTGCTTTCTTTAACTTCTTATAATCATTAAGTTCCAACAAACTACCAATAACCATTGAAAATGGTGGTATAATATCCAGTGTATCTTCATCAAATTTGAAACATACACTTCTCGTAAAAGTAGGGGAGAACCATCTATCTACTTCTTTCATGGTATATAGCTTATAAGCTAATATAAACTCTGGAGGATAAGTGTCTATTAATCCTTTTCGAGTGTCAAAATAAGCTAGATTAAATTGAAATACATACATACCATCTGACATTCCGATAATCCTACAGTAATCTGAATCTAATCTCAAAATGAAGTAGTTATTGCTATCTTCAACTTCGTAGCCAAAGAATACATCTTCAATTACACATGTTTTAAATGCTTTTTTTAATTCATGTGGAAGATTCATTTTATTTAATTGTTGTGAGATAGCTCCCAACTCTTTTTTTACCGTGGATTTAACCATTTTTTGACTCTTATCATGAATAGGGTCAATACTATAATAGAATCGAGACATATTGACGAAATAATTGATTAGAGACTTATATTCACCTGATGAGCGATACAGTCTACGTGATAAAGCTCTTAGTTCATTAGAAGAATTACTAGGATTTTTAATCCATTTATTCAACTGCTCTAAACTAATATCATCTAATGCTTGTATATTATTCTTATATAAAGCGGAAAGAGAGGAAGTCACATTCAAAGGAATCGTGATATTCTTTTCTTTAAAGTATTTGGTGAAACTATCACTGTTTTCTTTTGCTCTTTGAATACGTGTTAGTTCTAAATTTGAATCCTCTTTATTTTCTGTCATCATTGTCCTCCTTTCCTAGATTACTGATTTTGGTTTTCTGAATTTACCGAACATTTTTGGATTAGCAACTACTCCACCTTTATATAGGTCTCGCTCTAATTCAGTCGCTAAATGATTACCCATAGATACCGAAGAATATCTATCCTTACGGGCAGTTCCAGTAGTAACCAATTTAAACGAACCTCCATCCATTATAACTTGTTCTAAGTTCATAGCTTCTCCTATGAAGTACTCAGTCTGACGATAAGGATATTTTATTAATGCTCTTATTCCTTCTTTAAGGTCTAAATATTTTAATTTTTTATTTAATATCATTTGTTCTTCCGCCACATTCTCTTGAATTAATAATCTGAAACGACCACGCATAAAAGCATCCGCAAGATTCTCAGCCATCTTCATATTTAATTCATTTGTAGCTCTAATAACATATATCACTTTTTTAGCTTCAGGATGTTTACATTCAGCAGCTAAATCAGGGTCGTTCATTACGTTTAAAGGGTCATACTCTGTACCACGCTCTGTATCAGGTAAGTACCGTCTTAAATTATCCAACACACCCATACCAACGTTTTTACTATCAAGCACAATATAGTCACATTCAAAATCATGGTACAACTGTTGAACTCTTATTGCCTGAGTCTCAAAGTCAACACCTTCCATATCTTGCATGTAACATAGTTGACGTTCATAATATTTACCTTTGTTAATTAATCTAAGCAAACTAAATACAGAAGCATCATTTGCATTACCACCCATACGTGCCACATCGACAGCAAGTATTCTGATTTCTTTAGGTTCTTTAGGTGGATTGGTTATATTGGTATGTTCAGTTACTTCTTTAGGATAAAAAGCTTGATCTATTTTTCTATTCATATCAATCTTATTAAAGTTAAAGAAAGCTGCTTCTGATTCTCCCCACCAACGAGCTTCCATCTCCATAGCAAACTTCATTTCATTAAAGCCTTCTTGTTGTGCTTCGGCTTTCATTTGTTTATGTGAGTAAAGTTTTTCTTTGACACCAGTATAGTAAGGGATGTGACAAACAAATGTCTGTAAAGCATCTTTTGATTTCTTCTTCGTCATCTGCTTCACATAGCCTTTCATTGTGTTGTAAGACCAATGAGACTTCATCCATGCTGATGATAAATACATTTGCATATTTTCCTCACGGGGGTAATCTCTATATTCCTCTTTTTTATAGAAGTTGGGTTCACGTTGAGAGGTTAACATTTTCTTAAATACTGTATCAATAGTGTCTGCATCTACTTTAACAAACTCATCAACAAGTAATAGGTTAGCACGATGACCACGAGCATTATCAGTAGAAGCTACGACACGAATCCAACTTCCATTACGAAACTCTATCATAGGTTTTTGATTACCTGTGTTAATATAAGTGATTTCACGTTGTAGTAGGGGGGACATAATTTCATTCTCTATTTTTTCTAAAACGTTGATACCTTGAGACTTCACGGGTGCGGTAATAATAATCTTAGTACTAGGAAACAGCACACATCTAGTAACACAATATACAGCAGAAAGAAAGGATTTCACTGTTGTTATCCTATAGGCTTTTTATCCTATAGTTCTATATATTTCTATATAGGTCAGCATACATTTTTATCTAAATTACATACTCAGTAGATAGGGAACACTCGTGGGGATGTTATAGATCTCGTAAAATGAGTTTCAATCCCTATGCGTTACGATACTTAAAGCTCTTTAATTCTCTAAGTTATCTCGGTATTACCTTCAACTAAATGGTCAGGCTTTCACCGATATTGCTCCCTACATTACACTACATTGACTGAGTTTACTGTAGTGTACGAGCTTTGTTTTAATATTAACTTTTGTTTTTTAATTTTTATAAATTTATTCGCTAAAATAAGTTTTCTGTCTAAATATGGGTATGAAATATCTGTGTATATCAATTCTAAAAATTTTAAAATTGAGCTATGATCTACAAATAATCTTTGTTTTTTAGAATTTTCTTGATAGTTTGAGCATTTTATCCCTTTTGATTCAAGGAACTCTTGTACCTTATCTAAAAATACATTTGAGTAAGCTGTGAAATGACAAGCTCCATTCTTATCAATACAACCATCTCCATCAAAAAAACCTCTGATTATAGCAATGTTAATTTCATCACTATAGCAGAGGTCTGGAGACACTGTTTTATAAGTTTTATTTTGTAGAAGATTTTTGTTTTCAAGGTCTACTGCCATTTCTTTTGAGTAAAGCCTTATTTGACAAATCTCAGTTCCACGAACAATTTGCCCTGTGGATTTGATTACACTGTCTTTTGAAATAAAAGTGGTTATTGGCACATCACCATCTAAAGAATGTTTAAATTTCTCTAGGTGTGCAATATCTTTTGCTGCTAGTTCTATAGATACTTCTGAAGTAGTAGGTGTGTTGATTATATACCCGTCAGCGTAAAGAAAACCAAACCAGTAGGCTACTTCTTTAGAGTTAATCTCTTTGAAGTATCTTCTATTAAAAGTATGGTGGTAATTCTCTCGGTACCATCCTTTGTTGTTTGCTCTGCCTTGAATTTGTCTTTTCGTAAATTTTTCAAATCCATATTTTTCGTTAATTATTTTAGCTATTTCAGAGTGAGACATAGTGCCAACACTGTTTTTAATGAATAAATCTTCTTCTTTACTAAAAATACTAGGTCTTGGCATATTCTCACTCCTTTATTTAATTTTTAAGTTAATATTTCAAAACCCAAACCTCTCGATCCCAAAAACATAAAATATTGATTATTAATCATTGCCCAAAGCAATACACACTGGAACGGTCTCAAATTAATACCCATGAAGTCTAATACAAATCTATGTGGATTAGCTCTGTAAAAAGCTATCCATTTCGCTATGTTTTCCATTGACTCCTGAGACTTTGTTTTTTCTTTTTTATGATTTCTTCTTATTTTAAATAAATCAATTTGATGACTATAATTGTGCATATTAGTGTTTGAATTCTTATCAAAAGGCATTATTCATCACCTTCGATTCCCAATAAATCCTCTTTAGATATTCCGTATTGTTCCTGATAGTCTAAGTATTCTGATTCATTAGGATTTTCCATGTCTAAGGATTTTAACATTGGGTATAAAAAGTCTTCTCTAATCGCTTTACGAATTCCGTCTACATCAGCGAACATAGGTAAAGGCTCAGGGACAGGTTGTTCGTTTTCCCAAATTCTTACCCACATTCCAAACGACTGTTGTTCATTCGTTTTGTTAGCTTTTTCTTGTGATGGAGCGATACCAGCACTACGCATAACTTCAAGTTGTAACTTAGTTTCTTTAGTAGTATCTATACCAGCAGCACGTTTTTTCTTAATATCTAAATCTAACTGGCATATTTGAGCTATATTACTTTCCATTGTAGGTGAGTCAACATCATAAGTATTCAAGTATTTCTCATACATAGCCATTAAGAATAAATAATCATCTTCAGTGTAATTTCCAACTCCCCAGAACAACTGACAATCTCGTAGCTCTTCTGGTGTTAAGCTTTCAATAGTATCCTCATTAATAGACATTACTTTTCCATTAAATAGATCTTCTGAATCAAGGAATTCTCCTGATACTTTTTTCATTCTATTTGTTATCGTAGTTAAATATAAACCACGATCAAAATTACATTCTTCAAAAATTTCTTGTATAAAAGGTCTATTTAAAACCATTAGTATTTTCAGAAAAGTTTTATGACCTGCTAATTCATCGTTGACTAATTTCTTACAACAATCTTTGCAAACTGGATATAAGTTATCAGCAAACGCTGGGTCTGTTCCGTTGATTGAATAGTAATTTTGTGTGATAACTAAATTACGATTGCAACTAGAACAAGCTTTTTTTTCTGATTTCTTTCTTGTTACAGCCAATAATTCTCACTTCTTTTCTATTCAATTTTTGTTCGGTAGACAAATGTTTATCTAACCAACAAAAATCCATCCTCTGAATAGGATGGATTTAAGAAAGGGAGAGTTTTCTTTGGAAAAAGAATTCATGGGAATTGAGTGTTAAACACTCAAAACTATACTCAGTTAACTACCAAATATAGTTTTCAATGTTTAATTCTTTTGAGATAAAATTTACCTTTTATTGTTGACTTTTTATAATTTATCTAGTATTATGATATATGTAGAAGTCTGAAACAAAATAAAGGTGACATAAAAAAAATGCCACCAAATAAAGATGCTAAATTTTTAAATAGGTTTCTATTAATGGAATAATTTGATCTAATACCTCTTGTTCAGTCATTCCTATACTTCCTTCTGACCAAAAAGTTAAAGCAGTACCTCTAAACTTATCAGTCTCTACAACTTCATAGGTATTATCATAATGACAAACAGATTCAACTTTATATTTACTAACAATAAAATCTTGCTGCCATTCAATATCTCCCATTTCAAATTTTGATTGAGGAAGGAATACTAATGAGTAAAAATTACAATTGTACAAATTGTAACCTGCATCACCAATAGCTTGAGCAGTAAGTCCATAATCATTACCCTCAGAAGTGTAAGATTGTTTCCAATAAAGGACACCAATATTTTTCTTTAAATTCGGTAGTCCAGATTTTAAACAATCATTCCACATCGTTACTTTATATCCTTGAGACTCTACAACATCAGAATAATGATTCATAAAGTTAACAAATGAATCTTGACTGGATGAAGCTCCAGCAACTTCATCTCCACCTATGTTAAATCTTTGGTTAGGAATATCTGTTTGCCTAAACATTTTTGCGACTTCTTCTATCATAGGTCTTAACGCTTCAACTACAGTACTGTAATCCCAATAATTTAAAACACTGTCGCTAAAATCACTTTTAACTGTGGTTGCTAAAGTAGGATCTTTAAGAGTTAATAAATCTAACCAACCTTTAGAATGTGCAGGCATATCGAAATCAGGAATGATCATTACTTTATTAGCACTGCAATATCTAACTAATTCAGACACTTCATCTTTAGTTAAATATTTACCATTATTTAAAGTGGCATCATTTTGTCCTAAGAAATCTGAAGCAATAGTAAAACCATCATTATCAGAGAAATGAAGCTGTAAATACTCACCACCATATGCAGCGATAGTATCAACCACAATCTTAATTGCCGACAAGGAATAATATCTTCTTGCTACATCTAAAATGACTCCACGTTCTTCTTTAGTTTTAAAAGCAGGGGATTTAACATTATTTACTCCATTGTTAATAGTAAATAAACCTTCTTCATAGTTCTTATAAGGTGTTAATCCTTCTAATTTAATCTGTGTTTTACCATTGGTATTTTTTGCAATTCTTTTAATCTCTGTACCTTGCGAACTAAGTATATATTCTTCAGTCACATTTTCACCAACTTAATTTTTGTTTATACGTTTACACAAGAATTGAACTTGTTTTTCAGTGACCACACTAAACGTTAATAAAAAAGCACACTATAACCTTAAACTTTGTGTGCCATAGCTCAGAAGCTATCGCAAGTTTTTACTTAACACTCGAAGCAACTCGATGGTATGTTAAGAAGGATCATCAACTCGTCAGTCAATGATATGTGCTACCACGTATTCTGTACACTAATACTGTAGCTCTACAGGACTTACATCATCAAAGTATGTTAGTAATCCCCACAGCTTTTTACTTCTACACAAAGTGTAGCCTTCTCTTAAAGAATAAGGAAGGGTTTAATGCGAGCGATTGTCACAAAAACAACAATATAATTATAGGTAGCGAACCTATTGGAATCGACTTCTTCCATTCAAGTCTATGACTAAATAGACAACAAAAGTTCCGTCTAGTTTTTCCTCTAAATAACACTCTTCAACCCTTGCAATAGGAATTACGAAAGAGTATCGGGAGAGTCCACTAGCCTTCACATATACAGTCATTTTTGATAAAGGGATACGCTGTCAAATCCCAACTCAAATTAATTAATGTCATGACTCATTAACTAACTCTACAATTAGTTTAATCTAATTATTTCACTGAAGTCAGAATACTAGGATTTGAACCTAGACTACTACATCCCAAATGTAGCGTGTTACCAAATTACACTATATTCTGTTAATAAAAGCCTACTTGACTAGAGCAGGCACATGGTTAACTAGACCTTTGGGATAGGAACAAAAGCAACTAGTAATCTTTTTGGCAATGTGAGATAGCAGAATCGAACTGCTGTAATCCGAACCACAATCGGATGTATTAACCACTATACTAATCTCACCATAATAAAAGCAAACAGGGTGGTCGAGAGCTATCCGTTACAAGGTGGTCATCCAGTGAAGCCAACTTCTTTATAATCACCCTATACACTTGACGAGAGTGTTCTGTTTCGGGGTAATAACCACAGTAACCTGTTTACATTCATTAAGCTATATTTAGTGTGGCTGCTTTGCCACCATTACGCTACTTTTTCTTTCGGTTAATAACCTGTCTACCTTGAGGACAAAGCATAAAACCCTTTCAAAACCTCCATTAACACTCATAGTAGACGAGCCTTAACTTCATCGGTTAACTTGAACTCATTGAACAAGTTTAAAACTTTTCGATTTTGGTGAGAATCGAGAACTCGCATTAGATAAAAGCATGATTTTAATAAGCACGAATAGGAAGGGTATCACCTATCGGGATCAACAGTCAGATATAATGCTTCTGCCGAGCTACACCCAGTGCTTCTTGAGTGTAATATTATGTATTTAATTTAATTTAATTTAATAGTTTTAACAGTATGGACTACACCGAATTTAGTCTTCTCTAAAGTAACTAATTTTTGAGCAGCACCGATACCAAATCTTCCACTAATTGAATACTTATCTCCACCAATTAAAGATGGGTTAACAATAACAGTAGAAGTTCCATGAGACTTAGAGTAATCATGATGTGTGTGACCTAAGAACACCCAATTTGGAACATATCCAAGCATCTGAGCTAACTTATCACTAGCACTTGCTTGACGATCATTGTCTCCATGCCCAAAGATAGCTTTATCACCAAGTATATTTAATTCAACTAATCCATCTTCGTCTTCAAGATAAGTTATATTCTCAAAATTAGATAACCTTGCTTGTGCATACCAAAGAATCATTTTCTCAAAGTTATCTTCTTGAGTAGCTGCATCTTTTTGTGGACTTGTTCTTCCATGATTTCCCACTATATTAAGGTATGTAACGTTTGGTGTGATACTAGCAACATTTGCAATAAATTCGGCAATCAATTCAGAAGCTATCATAACTTGTTTAATTGTATCTTCTTCTGCTTGAACTCTACTTGAAACATGAATTAAACCAGCAATAAAATCTCCCATTCCAGCTAAAATAACTTTTTGGTGTTTATTTTGTGTGATTTCTTTTAGCGTTTCTTTTAGATAATAATGAACACGTTCTTTGATAACTTCTGTGTTAACGGAGTTTCGTGAACTATTAACTACTGTTCCTAAATGCCAATCTGACATTAGTACAATTAATTCTTTTTCATCATTTAACTCATTTGGTTCAACAATAAAGTTAGGATTAAATTCTAACGCATGAACTACTTCAAAAATCTCGCTTTTAATATGTTCAAATCTACCAGAATAATCTAATAATTTTCTATATTCTCTTCGTTGATCTTGGAGCATCTTAGTTAAAGCACGATTCTTTTCGTTAAACTTTAATTGCTCACGAGCCATTTCTTCAGCAAAATCCTCTGGTAAGTTAGCTTGTCTTTTCTCTTCAACTAATTCTTCCCAAACATTTTTATATGCCTGATATTCTTTTCTGAACTTAGATTCATCATAATTAGTTCCATGTTCAGCATTGAGTAAATCAGCAATGGCTTGATTAGATAAACCAAGCTCATTACGATTTTCATATAGTCGATATTGATACTCAGATAGCTTCTCATCAGGCTTCCGAGTAATCGTACTCATTACTCAGTACCTAACTCGTCTTGAAAGAATTTTTCAGTTTCTTCTTTGATTGTGAGTGATACAATTTTATCATCGAAGCTATGAATCATATCTGAAAAAACATGATTTCCAACTTCTTCGCCTTTTGCATTATATTCTGTTACAGTGTTATTTTCTAAATCAATACTACATTTAAGTGATAGTGTGTTTACTGATTTTGCCATGTTATCTTTCTCCTTGTGTTCTCCCGTTTTATATAATTTTTATTTTGAAGTTTTTTCTTTTAATGTTTCTTTGAGTTTTGAAGCTAATTTGAATCGTACTGTTTTATGTGCTGGAGTAGACCATTCTTTACCGTTCAATGCTGACACACCTTGACGTGCATTAACTTCATCAGCTTTAACTGTAACGAAATCTAAACCAAAAGCATCGTATTCACCTGAAGCAAATCCATCTACTAAACCTTCGATTGTACGAGTATAAGCATCAAAGACTTCTTTAGTTTCTTTCTTTGTGAAATCAAATCCAACGCTATTTAATTGTAATTGTAAATCATTCAAAATTTCTTGTTTTGCTAATTTTGCCATGTTATTTTTTCTCCTTTTAGTCCGTTAAAACTATTCCTTTTGTATTTGATTGGTTGTATATGTATGTTCTCTATAAGATCTATAGAGATGTGAGGAATCTCTCTACCAATCAAGGGGAGTCCTCACAAAACTTATTAAGTTATTATGTATAATTTATCTTTAGAAGGCTAGTAAAATAGGGAATCAACAAAGATTGTATTTATTACCCTCTATATATATTACATTTTTAGAAGCAAAAAGTAGCTTAAAAGTGCGGATTTAACTATTTTCACATTTTCTACACTGACTTCTTAATCCTAATTTCCCTGTAATATCATTTCTAAAATACCTAGAATCTACCGCTAATTTAGTTTCTCCACACTTGCTACAAGTTTTATATTGTCCTTTTCTACGTTCAATCCAAATCCAATTTTCCAATTGTTTTTCATATGTATTAAAAATCTTAGTAGGGATATTATTATTTAACCATTTTGAAAGAGTCATTTTACTAATCTTGAAATCCAATTCTCTCAACAACTCTTCCTGAATCTGTTTATGTTCAGTGATCCCTGTATCCATTATGTAGTCAATAATTAATTTTTCTTCTTTATTCCACTCAGTGTTATCAAGTAAATTCTTAAAGTCTTCTAATACTGCCCAGAAACTCGTGTTTGGTTTTTCCTTATACTTCTTCTCAGATTCATAATATCCTTCTAATAGAGCTTTATATGTTTCAATATTCCTGTAACTCAGATGATTCCAGCTATCATGTGAAATGGTTTCTTCAATATCGACTACTGGTGTGGCACTTAGTGACCTACTCATATTCTCATCTGCTGTATGCATTTCACCTTTTAACCACGAAATTTGTTTAGCTCTTTCTGGAGTAAAAGGTTTTGTTTCTAATAAATTGATCTCATCTTGAAATTGTCTCAAAACAATTGCTTTGAGTTTTGAATGTGGTTCATGTGAAACTTTAAAATCTCCATTTAGAAAACCTTCTAATACTTTTAAATCTGTTGGTTTAAATTTAGTATTGCTATATTGCACTAAATTTTTTTTATCTACAATACCATTATTTTCTTCAATGATTCTTTCTAAGCTAGTTACTTCAAAGTTATCAGGTGAATTTTTCATTCTTACAGCATATGATTTAGGGATTTCCTTCAATTCAGTTAATCGTTGTTCTTGATACTCTTTTCGTTTGTTCTTTTTAATCTTCTCTAATCGTAGTCTTTCTTTTTTTAATTCTTCGTGTTCATCTTCTTGTTCCTTATTATCAAAGCGTGCATAGCAGATGAAATCTGCAATAGTTTCTAATGTCTTAGTAAACCCGTTTTCACCTGATAATGGAATACCCTTTGTTTTCACTTGTTGATTCATAAATTTATTTGAGCTTACTGTACGAACCGCTGCGTCATCATTAAAAGTTTTTGAAATAGCATCACAACGATCCTTACCATACTTTACCCCATAATCACATGCTTCTCTGAATCTTTGCCAAATATCATAAGTGTCTTCAGATGAACCTTCGTGTTTAATTAAATGCGTATGTACTGAATCAAATCTCAAGAATATCCATAAATTATCTTCGTGTCTCTTAATTTTATTTTCCGTTCCTACAATATCCTTAATTTCACCTAACTGCATTGCCTTTAATGTATCTAAAGAGTAGCCTAAAGCTTTCTCGTATTTCGGTAATTCTTCCAGTGTAATCATCATTGTCCTTTTCCATCTCTTTCTATATAATTTGTTTTTTGTCGGTTTCCCTTTTACCGATATAAGAATTATACCATGAATTCATATTGTGTGTCAACCCCTATTGACTATCTATAATTTATCTAGTATAATGATAATAGTTCTTAAATAAGGACTAAATTTAATAGAGAATAAAAGGAGATTGTTAAATGGAAAAAGTTTATAAGGAATTTGATGAAAGGTTAATTGTTACCAAAGAAGTGTTTTATAGTGATAACTCTTCATTCGGAGTTTATGGGTTTAAATTTGAAGACGAAGTAAACAAGGAAGTTAAGTTACATCCCATCTATAAAAACTTTACAATTGTAGGAACAGTTCCACAATTAGTAGAAGGTAAATCATATATGGTTCATTTTACTGAAGCATATGATGAGAAAAAAGGTGTAGATATTTATAAGTTCATCAAAGTTAAATCAGATGGAGTCAAAGGTAAAGAAGCAAACCATGCTTTTATTCGTGCTATGCTCACTGATATTCAAGCTGACAATATTATCTTAAACTTTTATGATAGAGAAGAATTAGTCAAGGATATTCTTACTGATAAAGTTAACTTAACTCAAGTTGAAGGTATCGGAGAGATTGTAGCGGAAAAAATAAAATTGAAACTCAGTGATGTTGATGATTACAGTACAGCAATTATAGAACTCGCCCCGCTTGGAGTTGGAATTAATTCCATTAAAAAATTAGTAGACCACTTTGGTGATGTTCAAAAACTTTTAGAGGTGTTAAATAAAAATATATATCGGCTAACAGAGGTAGATGGCTTTGGTTTTAAGAAGATAGATAAATTGGCTTTAGAATTAGGAATAAGTAAAAATGACCCTCGAAGAATAAAAGCGGGATCAATCTACGTTATCCAAGAATTAGTTAATTTATCTGGGAGTACGAAAATAGATGTAGAGTTATTTGATAAAAAAATGTGTGATATTTTAGAAGTTGAAGAAGTGGATTCTGAATTATTCACTAAAATTATGAAGGATGAAAGAATCTACTATGACAAAGGGTTTATCAGCTTGAAGACATATCGAGAAGAAGAATACCAAATCGTACAGAAGCTTAGAAGTATTCGAGACAACTTTAACAGTGAATATTCAGAAGAAGTAATTACAAATGCTATTACAATGAATGAATTAAAAAATGGATTTAAATTTACAGATGAGCAAAAAGAAGCTATACACAAAGGTATTCAAAATGGAGTCTTGGTACTAGATGGAGTAGCTGGTGCAGGGAAAAGCAAACTGGTGAAGGTTATTATTGATGTTATCTCTAAACATCTAGCTGTCTCCTTGTCAGGTAAAGCAGTTAATGTATTATCATTAAACGAAATGACAGCAGCAACTATACATAGAGCATTATCTCGACATATTACCATAGATCCTAAATCAGAGGAATCCTATCTTGACTATGATATTATTATAGTAGACGAAGCTTCTATGATTGATAACAGTATTTTTAATTGGCTTCTTTCTTATATTACAGATGGTACTCAACTGGTAATAGTAGGGGATAGTGGTCAATTACCTGCGATTGGTAGAGGTGCTGTTTTCGACTATCTTTTGTCTTCTACAGAGTTCGCTAGAGCCACACTTACTAAAGTTCACAGACAAGCTTTAGATAGTGGCACATTAACTGTTGCAAATGAAGTGAGAAAAGGTAATCAATTTAGAAGTTCAAGCGAAACAGGTTTAAAAGTTTTTGGGAATAACAAAGACTTTTATTATTTTTCATACAATGATAAAACTTTAATCCTTAATGATATTATCCTCACTGTAAAAAAATACATAAGTAACCCTGAGAAAAACCTCGATGACATTCAAGTTATTACTGGACTGAAATCAAAAGGTGAATTATCCGTAATGAATCTAAATAAATTATTACAACCAATTTTTAATCCTCCTAAAGTATCAGATGATGAATTGACTAATTCTAACTATACTTTCCGAGTAGGAGACAGAGTTATTCAACAAGGTAACAATTATAAAGCTAGAATTATGACAAAGACTCAGTTTGCAGATTACACAAATGGTTTTGTTAAAATGAACGCTATTCAATTTGAGTCCACTGAAGTCTTTAACGGAACGTTTGGTAAAATTATAGGTTGTGCTGAAGGATATGGAATGTTAATTGATTTTGAAGGAATTGATGGATTAGTTTTCTATCAGAAAGATGAAGATGATGACGAAATAGGAGTATTAGATTTAGGTTATGCAATCACTTGTCATCGTTCACAGGGTTCAGGATTTAAAACTTTAATTATTGCAGTTACATATAACGACTATATGTTGTTAAGTCGTCAATTCTTATATACTGCCTTAACTCGTACTATAGATCAATGCTTCCTCTTCGGAGAATCCAAAGCTGTACAATATGCCATTAAAACTGATAAAGGCAAAAATAGAAAATGTTTTATTGGTGAGTTTCTTAAATAAATTATAAAAAAATTAGTTCTTAGGGTCTTGAAATTGCTGACGCAATTCCGCTTAGTGCTTCACATTAACGCTACGCTTATAATGTTCATCACATAGAAAGAATCTTCACGAACGACTTTTATGAAGCGTAGCGAATAAAACAAAGTTCAAGCGGAATGTAGCGTAGCGAAATGAGCATGAGCGATAGCGACACTTTCAAAAAAATAAATCATAGGTAAATAGGCTTGAGCCTTACAGCCACAAGGGATTGAGCAAAAATAGTATAGATTTGAAGGATACATAGGGTTTATATTATTACCTATGAGGGGTTCAAACCTATACTAATTTTTTAAAATTGCCTTGTTCCACTAGGGAAAAATGGACTAAAAACAGGAGAAAAAAATATGGGACATTATTAATACTATAATATAATACCTTTAGTGCAATTAAAGTCCCATATTATTTTTACTAAAATTTAAATAAAAACAAGACAGGAGAAAATTATGAAAAAAGATTATCCGTTAGATTTATTAAAAACTATAGAAAACAAAACAGTTACACTTAAAGAACTGATAGATATGTTTGGAACTGAAGCACAAACTAGAAATTTTTATACAAAAGGAAAAATTCCTAAAGACCAAATGGAATCTATCAAGAAGAAAATTGATAAATATTATATTAAGTTTGAAGAAATCCCTGATAAAAAAGATAAACGCAAGAAAAATTATAAGATTGGCAAATTACATAATCCTGATGGTAAACCTTTGGTCACAGAATCGTGGAAGTCATTAGACAAAAGAAAACAACTCGCTAAAAGTATTGATCTTTTGGTTATTAGTGCATTAGTTAAAAATAATAATGAACTTGATGGTAAAACTTATACTATTGGTCGCTGGATGAAGGAAATAGGTTTTATGTCTGAGGAAGAATACAATGATTCTCGTACTGTGAAATATGGAAATAAATATTACAATGAAAATGAGCCAACAGTTAAAGAGATTCAGGGGATTATAAAAAAGCTGGAAGAAGAAAAAGTTATAGAAGAGAATGTAAATTATACGGAGAACGCATATATGCTGCAAGATTATTTTACTACTACCAATTTAGCACAAGCATTTAAAGAATCATTAGCTAGGCTAGAACGCACTAGGATTATTGTATCAGGAGAGTTCATTAAAGCTAAGTTACGAGGTAGTGAAACCTTTATCACA